TATATGGTGTAGGTCTAGAGAATAGGTAGGTATTCCACAATGCTGACAATGAGGGTCGTGCATGAGCTGTTCAGCCATCTCTACCTTTACGGCATGAAAGGTCCTGTTACTCTTGGACACCTTATGCTTTATAGCACTCCGTTTAAGGGGCTTTTTATGGGCATAGGCGCACTTAGAGGAACAGAACCTGTCCGTGCTGAGTCTCTTTACAAAGTCGCTGCCGCAGGACTTACACTTGGTTGAGCCCATGGGAGTGGTAAAGAGATTACCTTAGGGTTTTTCTGGTCTTCTATTTGAGCTGCTAAAGAAGCATCAATAGAAGCTACATCCAATCCTGCGTTAAGCCATCCTTCCACCATCTCTTGAGTAAGTTGGTCATAAGGTACGAATGATGACGGGTCGGGTGCAGAAACTGAGAGGACAGAATAAATGTCTGCGAAGTAGGACTTATCGCCATCCACCTCACTTGCCTGTCTCCTCCAATGCACATTAAAAACCACATCGCTTAAACCTTCGGATGTTGGGTATTCATCCATTGCACTAATTACCCATGAAAATTGTGTTGCCATTTTCTATTTGTTTTTAAGTTGTTCTATTTCTGCTTTGAGTTCTTGGATTCCTTTTATAAGTATTGGTACAATTTTGCTATAATCTACACCTTGAATATCTTTACCATCTTTATCTCCACTTACAGCATAAGGTAAAATTTCTGCCAATTCATGTGCTAAAACACCATCCATCCTTTTATTGGAATCTTTCCATTTAAAATCATAAACTTTTATATTGGATATTTTATCCAAACCATTTATTTCTTTCAAATCTTCTTTTAACCTATAATCTGAGCTTGTAACATAACTTGTAGTACTTCCGTCAGCAACTATATAACCAGCTTGGGTACTAGTGCTGGTAAAAAATCTCATTGCAATACCTACTGAAGCTGTATTTATAGATACAAAGTTAGTGCCACTGCCACTATTAACTTGTATTCCTTTAGTATTACCATTTTCTGTAGTTGTTCCAACCAGTAAATTACCCCCACTTGTGATACGCATTCTCTCTGTTGTACCAGTAGAAAACGTTAGTGAAGTGGAATTTGTACCTATTGAACCTACTAATGCACTTGAATTATACAAATACATTCCTTCGGTAATAGAGCCACTGCCAGAAACTTGTAAATAAGCATACCCGGAAGCACCTCCGTTATCTCCTCTTAATGCTATACTATTACCAGTACCTGCTGTAGTACCTGCGAATAACAAGTTCCCCCCACTTGTCAGCCTCATCTTCTCAGAATTATTAAATCCGAAAAGAATATTACCTGCTGTTGTTCCTCTGTTTGTTATTGCTAAGTCACCTGCTGCTGAACCTATTATAAAGTTATTGGTAGCAGTAGCCATACCTATAGTACCCCAGTTAGCAGGACTAGTATTAGCACTCATCAACTGCAAGCTTGGTGCTGTACCAACTGCTGCCATATGGCTATCGCCTGTAGAGTTGTTTACTTCTAATCTATAGGCAGGGCTGCTTGTTCCGATTCCTACGTTACCACCATCTCCTTTTATTCTCATTTTTTCTGTTACTCCAGTAGACGAACCGCTTCCGGAATAAGTATAGAAAAGCAAATCAGTTGCTGCACTTCCGGCATCCACACTTAATGCAGATATTCTCGCATTGTGTACATTTCCTATTGTAGCTCCTGACCAAGTTCCAAACCATATATTAGCACTATTAGACAAAGTAGAAGTTGCACTATTGGTAATAAACATACCCATAGTTCCACCTGCGTTTGCTCTATTTACGACCAAAGATACACTCGGAGCAGTATCTCCAATGCCGACATTACCATCTCCTCTTACTAAAAATCTTGTAGTACCGCTGTCTGTGGCAAATCCATTTGTTAATGAAACTCCACTTCTAACTTGAAAAGCAGTACCATCATTTCTTGTTGTACCAACAGTGACACCCGGATTTGGCGCTCCCCACGCATTAATAATGCTTGTAAAACTTGCATCAATCTGGTCTGTTACAATTCTAAAACTTGGATTACCATTCAAGTCAGGCATCCATATACCCGGACTAAACCCAGCATCAGAATCAAGTAAAAGATTACCATTTTTTATATGCAATTTTTCACTTGGTGCAGAAGTGTTTATGCCGACATTACCCCCACTTTTTGCAGTTATTGCAGGTGTACCATTTGGAGCAATATGTATATCATAACCACCTCCAGTACCAACCATTAATGTATTTTGATTGTTACCACCAGATGTTGAACCACCAACTCTTAAAAACCCTAAATTATTATTTGTATCGTTGCCAACACGAATATCAGCTCACGAATATCAGCTCCTTGTGCAGCACTTGTATTATATACCCTTATACCATCCCATTGTGAAGTAGATACAACATCAAGTTTTAAAACAGGGCTTGTACTTCCAATCCCCACATTACCCCCACTTGTGATGCGGAGTCGCTCGGAATATGAACCAGAACTTCTTGTGTAAAATATTAATCCACCGCTTTCAGATGAAGCGGTATTAGATTCTAATAATGAATAAATACCACCTATGTTAACTTTAGCATTTGATGAGTTATTTTGTGCAAATACATATCCTGCCAAATTATTATTACTATTTTGTGGTCTGTATGCAGATATTATATCCGATGTTCCAGTATTTGCAACCGTCAGCCTTTCTGCTGCATTTGTATCTCCGATGCCGACATTACCAGAAGGATTAATATACAAACGATTCACATAAGTAGAACCTGTTTGTGTAGTTGATTGAGCAATAACAAAATCACCATAAAGTTGATTGTCATTGTTTATCAGCCATGTACGACTTGCAGTATCAGCACTATAATTAATTAAGTAACCTCCTTGTCCAAAACCAGCACCATTGCTTCCACTTGCTTGTATTCTTGCCCCTGCCGTTACACTTGAACTAAAAGTAGCTGCACCTGTGGAAGCGATACGGAATCTTTCGGTGTTGTTAGTAGAGAAAACCATGTCAGCATTCTCTCTATTATTTATCTGCAAACTACTCTGTCCACTAAAGAATCCTATATCTGCACCATCACTACCACCTGTTCCTGTTGTGTCATTTGATATTTGAACATAGCTTGTTCCAGAATTATGGACATGAAGCCTTTGTTGTGGAGATGTTAAACCCAAAGCTAAATCTCCACCTGCCGTCAACGTCATCGCTTGGGTGAACGTAATGGTAGCACCTGCCGTTCCACTTGCTGCTATGTTCCAAACAAAATTACTATCGTTAATGTCATACCTTGTAGCAGCACCAGTAAATCTATATAAATAATTACCAAGATAATAATTATTAGTACCTAATTTTAATGAACTAACATTCTGTTGAAATCCAATATAAGATTGAGTATTACTACTCCCACCATCAGCAATTCTGCTTCCTCCTTCTAAAACATTAAAAGGGCTGCCCCATGAACTCGGAGTAACACCCAAACCAAGTTGTCCGGAGGATGATAGAGTCATTCTTGTACCATCAACACCACTCCATAGATAACCTACATATCCTGTTTGGCTACCATAGAAATCTAAATAACCCGTTGATGCATTCCTACCTATTCTATAATGCTCCGTTGCTGCTGTTGATAATCTTAATTGGTCGCTTGATGTACCAAGGATTTCTAATTTAGCTCCGGGGGTCGTTAATCCGATGCCGACATTACCACCAGTAATATAGAAACTATTATTACTATCCATTTGGAATCCTGTAACGCCTGTATCCCAGTTTAAAATAGACAATCTTGTTCCGTTCCTCTTAAACTCTAACCTTGCATCAGAAGCAGCACCACTATCAAAAGTTGTATTTACACCAGAATTTGATACTCTAACTGCACCAACAACATCCAACTTAGCGGAAGGCGATGTCGTACCAATACCAAGTCCTGTGGAGGTGAGGCGCATCCCCTCGGCATTATTAACACCGAATGCAAGACCTGCGTTGTAATAATTGATTAATGAAACAACATCCGTTGAACTGTTTATAGATATATTGAATCCATTGGAATTTCCAACAAGTGCCTTCTGCCTGTAATCACCAACAATCTCAAGTTTAACAAGTGGGTTGGTGGTTCCGATGCCAAGTCCTGTGGAGGTGAGGCGCATTCCCTCGGTATTGTTAGCATAATAAACTATTGCTTTCGTTGATGGTGCTAACAAATATAAATCAGTAGCCGTAGCATATACGCCATCATATTGCAATTCGCTATATATAGTATTTGCACCATTTGAACTTCTTATAGTTCCATATGAATGTAGCTTTCTGGAAGGAGTTCCACCAATACCTATATTTGCACTTGATTCTTGAACAACACTATCACCAATCGTTGTACTCCCCGTAAACTTAGGCAAGTAGTTTGTCGTTCCCGTTCCCGTTACTGGGTTGGTTAAAGCTGACTGCTTGTTGTTGAATGTAGTCCAATCGGTACTGCTCAAAGCACCTCTATTGGTTGCTGAAGCGGTTGGGATATTCAAAGTTATAACAGGAGTTGTATTTCCTGTTGCAACACTTGAATTTATGTTATTACCACTTGTTCCAATTGTCAATGGACCAACAAATGTTACAGTACCTACATCAAATGTCCTATCAGCCGATAAATCAAGAGCTGTTCCATTTATTGTTATTGTTCTTGAAGTAGGAACACCGCCTAAACCTGACAATGTATAGTTTGGAACATTTAAGGTGTTAGAAGTAAAAGTAGCTACACCACTTGACCCTGTTGTGGTCAAAGTTATAGTTGATTGCTTATTATTAAAGGTATTCCAATCGGTGCTGCTAAGAAAGCCATTGGTTGTTCCACTTGCTTGGCTTATAGATATTGCACCTGTTGTATTGTTATAAGAGATAGGACTTGTACCTGACAAAGATGTCAATGTAATATAATTACTTGGGTTGGATGCCAAATAATATGTGCTATTATCATAGCTTATTGTCGTTCCGCTTATCTTAACAAAACCCGTTCCATTGAGAGCAGCTTGTTTGGAATTAAAAGTTGTCCAATCGGTTGAACTCAATGCTCCATTGGCACTACCACTCGCTAATGCAAGAGATAACTCCTGACCAACCGTTACCGCATCATGAGTAGGGATTGTCCATGTCCTATTTGCTGATAAATCGTATGCAGTACCATTAATGGTCAGTGTCCTTGTTTCGGGAACTCCACCCAAACCATGTATGGTATAAGTCGGGATATTAAGAGTATTGGAAACAAAAGTTGAAGCACCACTATCACCTGTTGTAGTGAGAGTAATAGCGTTCTGCTTATTGTTAAAAGTTGTCCAATCTGCCGTTGACAATGCACCTCTATTAGATGCACTTGCCGTAGGTAGATTGAATGTATGGGTAGCTGAACTGCTATTGATATTAAAATCGCTGCCACTCGTTCCCGTTGCAAAGTATTGCACTTGTGCAGTCAGTCCATTTAAAGCAGTCAACCCTGTGCTGAAGGTTGTGATAATTTGACAAAGGTTATTGTCCTCTGTATGCAAGGTAATAGTCCTTCCAGCAGTTGTAACATAAATCCTAATAGCAAGTCGGTCTGTGGCTGTCAATACAGTCTCAGGAACAGGCAAAGTTGAGAAGTAAGCCTCAACTGCTGTGCCTCCTGTAATTACATCAGGATTGCTAGAGCTACTCGCAATGAGAGTGAATGTAGTTCCATCATATTTGTAAAGTTCCACATAATATGTCGGACTGCCACCGCCTGAAGATGCTGAGAAGAATGTTTCAAAATTCCAATTCCCCCCAGGTATTTTTAACAAAGCAGGGTCATTGGCATCGGTTATGAACTGAGCAATGTATCCATTTGAAGAAATTGTAAAATCAGTACCCGTACCCAAAATTGGGGTCTTGTTCATCTCATAATAAACATTCCCTCCGAATGTTCCCTGATTGACAGAACCATTAAGATAGTAGCTAACGGATGCACCACCACCGCCACCGCCAGTAGGGAAGTCAGCCAAAGAGCCATCACCCCTAACATATTGAGTAACCAATCCTGCACCTGTTACCGATATCGTTCCATTGCTTGTTAATGGACTATTGCTAACAGTAAAAGCAGATGGCATAGACAAACCAACAGAAGTTAAGCCTGTATCCAAGTCACTCCAAGAGGCTTGAATGATACCGCCATCCTGCTGATTTAACGTTAATGTTTTTGTTGTTGTGCCACTTACTGAAGCACTATTAATTTTATCATTATAGGCTGTATCCCATGTGGTTTGAGATGCTGTTGTAGGGATAGAATAACCCGTTGTTTGACTAAATACACCTGTGGTATTATCATAGTCAATACCTGTGATTGTTTCACTAATAGCTAACCTTGCTCTTGCATCTGTGAAATAAAGGTTAGTGTTCTCAGTTACTTGCGATGTGTTGTAATCACCATTCTGTGCCGTAACCGCTCCTGTCCTTCCAAATACACTACTCACAGCATCGGTGTTGTCATCTGTCCAAGAAGCAGTAATTGTTCCCCCATCTTGTTGGGTCAAAGTCAATGTCTTGGTGGTAGTTCCTGTAACTGCTGCTGAATTGATTTTGTCATTGTATGCACTATCCCAATTCGCTTGACTTGCTGTGGTAGGTATCGCATAACCCGAAGCCATAGCCAAAGCCAATGTTCCTGCACTTGTAATAGGATTTCCCGAAATCGTAAACCCTGTAGGAACGGTCATGTTTACCGATGTAACAGTACCTACAGCCCAAGACCTATTTGCTGATAGGTCGTATGTAGTACCGTTTATGGTTAAAGTTCTAGATTCTAGAACATAATTACCAGCAGGTTGACCGCCTATGTCGGATAGCAACTGAGTGCCAGTTCTATATTTTAGAACTCCACCATCTGAGACAATAAACTTGTCTGTGTCAACAGTTGCATTGTTAAATACACCAGCTATTGTTCCGTAGGAGGTAAAGCTCAAATCTGAGCCAAATACGGCTGAATATTGACCTCCATTTACCTCTATATATACAGAACCTCCTGCATTGTAGTTGGCAAGGGTAAGCCTATTCGCACCAACACCATAGTACAAAGCACCACTACCAGCAGTCATGTTGGTTAGGTATACACTCCCAACAGTTATGCTGTTTGTTGTTACTGAGCCTTGGTCTGTAACACTATCAAGATTAAGCGTCCAAGTTCTATTGGCAGAAAGGTCATAGGTTACCCCATTGATGGTAAGCGTCCTCTCATCTATAACATATACATTATTGAGATATGCATAGTCTATATCTATATCTATCTGTGACTGACTGAAGTCTGTGCTTCCTGTAAGACCGGGGCCCAAGTCAAGAGATGTTGTCTTGAGAACATATATAATGTTTAAACCTTGGTCTACCTGTGTGTATACATCAACATAGATAGGAGCTAATGTTCCGTAGTCGTAGATATTTAGCTTTGCTGCTAACCTCTCTACAATTTGGTCTAGCTTTAGCGTTCCTACAAAATAGTTATCCCCGTATTCTACGGCTTTCTTGTAGATGAATATAATATCCCTCTCATAATCATATGCCTCATCTAACTCATCGAACATGTTCTCATAGGCTACATCACCAAGCTTGTACATGGTTTTATCTGCCTTGAGAAGAATATCAGATATCTGAACGCTTGAGTATGCCATATTAGTAACCTACTGTTAAGTTATCGATAATGTATTTTGCCCTGTTAAGAGCTGCTTGTGAACTCTGGAAATCACCGTCTATACCTGCATTCTTAGCAGATTCCTGCTCAATCCATAGCCTCATGACATCCTTTACAAACTTATAATCCTTCTCTAGTGACGGATTGACGGCCATCTTGTTTGCAAAAGTGTAAAATCCACTCATTGTGTAACAAGTAAGCACAGCCGTATTTTGTTTGGTATATACGCTTCCACCTTGCGGAGAAGAAGATGTCAAAGCTAGTGTCATCAGAAATGAATAGTCTTGTCCTATGTAGGGGACATTGTATTGGTCTACCCCACTAATAGTCAGCGTATTACCAGCTGCAAAAGGCCATACATATTCATTATATGTAGTTGCTCCAACCTTTAGATATGTGCCGTCTGATTTTTGGATTGTTACCTTTCTGGCTGTAAATGTGCCCGTAGCCTCCACGTTATAGGTGGATGTATCATTGATTTGAAATTGGGAACAGTCACCACCTTGAGTAACAGTAAAAGATGTTGTAAAAGGCATGGTATTCTATTTATGCAAATATACCCAAAAACCCCTACTTTCTAATATATGTTTCGTCTGGTAAATCTGCGACACCTTTCATTATGCTGTATATCTCTGGCCTTCCTCTCTGGTCTCCAAGTCTTGCCTTAGCCAATGCAACTATAAGCTTTTCCTGTGGAACTCCAGAACGAAGACTAGCTTGGTAATACTTGCTTACATCATTCAATATGTTTTTATAAGCCTTTATCGCCTCAGCATAAGCTGCATCCTTTTTCTGCTGACTAGCTGCCTTGTCATTTTTAACATCAGTATAAATCCTTTCTGCGTCATCCAGCCTTTCCTTGAACCCTACATCAGTCATTTTATTGCCTTCAGCCCTTTCAGCATAGATGTTTCTGACAAATCTCTTTTCAGTATCTATGGTATAGGTACGGACACCCTGTGAAATAATTTCATTTTTTAGCTTTTCGGCATCACCCTCTTGATAGAATGCATAAGATTTAAGCATTGAGTTGACTATTCCGGGCCCAAACTTCCTAACCAAAAACCTTCCTACGTCCACAACCTTGTCATCGTACTTAGCTTCTGGATTGTATACCTGTCTTCCGGTAGCTTCCTCATTGTTATCGTAGAGGTCCTTGAATGTTTGGAAGGTAAAGTCAAATGTCATGTACGGGTCAACTAATTGCTTTGTAGACGCATATATAGCCTTCTTGAATCCTTCCTCATCCCCTAAATTGTCCCAGAATGCATTCCAAACCTTCTTCTGGTAGCTGTATGAGTCAAGCGAACCAATATCCGTATATACAAGTTTGCCGTCAGAGAACTTGGTAGGTATGATATCACTATTGTTTGTGAACGGCTCCCTTAATAAATTAATGGCTTTCCTAGTCTCCTTCTCTTCTTCGTCATCAAACATAGAGCCAAGCATTCCACCAAGCCCAACACCTGCCATTGAAGTATAGTACATAAGGGTTGAGAATAGAGAGTTGTAGGCAAGAGTTCCGATAATCCTACTCATTCCTATGGCCCTAAGCTTTGGATTTCCGCTGTCTATTTCATCCTTAGCTAGCTTTAAAGTGTTATAGGAAATCCGTACGGATTCAACTGGGAAGGTCAAGAAGTTACCCAACAATAGGTACTTGCTAAGACCTTTTACAAACTTTGGAGCCCTGCTAAAGGTTGGATATGTGTTCTTTACATTCTCAGAGGCTACCTTATTTACCTCTGCCTTCTCATCATTGTTTAATTTAGAATAGTCTTTGTTAAACAAAGCATTTGCATATCTATTAGATTCATTCACAAATGCCATTATCTTAAAGACATCATCCTCAAGCTGATATGCCTTTTTGATGGCTGCGTTTACATCCTTAGCTGTCCTCTTTATTGCATTAATTTTCTCCTTGGTTTTACCCTTAATGCTTTTATCATTGGCTTCCTTTTGAATTGATTCTAGGAAGTCTTCAACATTATCATACCTATCGAAATAAGAGTTAAGTTCTCCTATTCCAACTGAACTATTAAGTACACCCTGTTTCCTCAATATACTCATCAATTCCTCACGCTCTTTTGGATTGCTTTTCATCAAATCCCAGACCTTGTCCATGTACGTCCAGTGTCCGTTGGATATAAAGAATCCAGCGTTACCAATTATGTTCTTGACGTGAGTACCGGGGTTATATACGGTTTTCAGCATCCTAAACCTACCCAACATCTTGTCTATAATGCTCGCCTGTAGCTTCTCCTGCTTTTCAAGGGCTTCCTTGATTTCTGGGAATGTGTACAGACCAGCAAGTGGTTTCAGCGCCTCAGAGCCTTCAGAAGCTATCTGAACACTAGCTTCCCTTGTGGCATCCTTAAATAGGAACTTGCCCATACCCTGCTCCTTCAAATCATTCAAAAACTTCCTGTTTGAAGTCAAAGCTGCAAGCTTGAAGATAGAAGCGTAGTAGTTATATATTGGGTCTGTGTATTCTCCCATCAATGCCCTAATCTCTGGAGCTATATCAAGCCTAGCCTCAAGCGACTTTACATTGGTAGAGCCTATATACTTCTTTGGAGCAAACTTACTCTCAGTATCAGAAAGTATTTTATTGGCTTCAATGATAGCCTGCTCCTTTACCTGTTCTGGTGTAAGTGTTGGGTCTCCTTTCAATATCTCCCTTTCAAGGAATCTAAGAGCATTGTCCACCTTGGCTTGGTCTACATTCTTCAGCTTCTTCTTGACATTGTCTATATCTATCCTAGTCTTTGACTTACCCAACAACATCTTCTCTATAGCCGTAGGTTGTGCGTTGAATATCTCATAAGAACGGAGCAAGTATTTACCCTTGTTTTCTCTGTACTTAGCTACTTCCTCTGGGTCATCGATAACGCCTAGGTTTATGAGCCTCTCTGTTAGGTTGTCTACGTGCGCCCTCATCTCTGAAAGTACAGCAGCCAAGTCCATTGGAATCTGACGGTTTGCGTTTGGCTTACCTGTCAAGAAATCTTCAATATCATTGCTTGTGACTACGGAAGAGTATTTCTTAATTAAGTTGCTTGCTTTTTTAGATGCTTCCTCAGCCTTAGTCATCTCATCTGCTAGTTCTCCAGCCATCTCCTCTTTTAATCCCATAACCTCTTTACCCAAGATGCCGCCTACAATAAACTGGTCTTTCAAGAACCTTTTTACGGGTTGCTTTACTGTCTTTGTAGGAGACTTTTGGAATTGAGGTACACCTTCAGCCTGTGGAGCTTCTACCTTCTGAATAGCTCCTTTAGGATACATGCTTCCGGCAACCATCAAAGATGCCTTTTTTGTGTATGGCTTCCCAGTCTTAGTGATAATCTCTTCTGGTGGGAATAACTTGTCAATCAAGTATCCACCATCTAAAATGAACGGATTCTTTCCGTGAAACTTCGCATTAAACTGTGGGTGTACAACACCTTTGTCCTGTATGGTATTGGGGTCAATATTTCCGTCAAGAGTAAATCCTGTAGTGACAAATCCCCAATTGCCATTATTCATATACTCATCTACAATTCCTTTCTCACCAATTTCATAGAACAACTTCTCTTGGTTTAATCCAAACCTATCAAATAGTTGTTTTGCTATAAACTTATTTGGAGATACGGAAACATATCCGGGCTCTCCTTTAGTAGCTGCCCTTGTTGACTTCGCTACTATTCCAGCAAGCATATTGCTTACAAGTGAATTCCTAGCTATAAAGTTGTTTCCTATATCCGTAAGTAGAGTCTCAATCATGTCGTTCATTACGGCCGGATTGCTCAAATCTGCTCCTCTAAACTTCTTTACGAACTCTTTATATTCTTTTTCACCAAAAGCATCTTTGATAGCTACGATATCCTTACCAAAGAATTCATCCTTAAATTGGGATGACCTAAGTTGTGATTTTGGCAAAGCGGATATTGCGTCCAAAGTATACTCTAAGGCATACGCATTTCCCAACATGCTGTCTGGCTTTTGAGCCGTAACAAGCACAACACCTTCACCATTCCTATCTTTAAATATAGACTTTGTAATTCTAGCTACCTGCTCTGGCTTTGCCATCCTAGTAGATGCAAAACCTATCTCACCATCAACATTTGGTTTCAGCGCAGTATAGTTAAGACCTCCATACATGAATATCTCTTTCCCGGATGGCATCTTTAGGTTACCAACCCTAGTTGGGTCACTATTGATTGCAATAGCCCTGCCTCCAAACTCATTGTACACATCATTCATGCTCTTCACAGGAAGTGAAACCAGTTCTACTTCTTTGAACTTTTCTGGCTTGCTGAATTGAATAGGATTGACATCGCTTACCTTAGATTGTTGTATTCTTTCTGGAGTTATTTCTCCGGCAGCCATAACCAATCCCTGTTCTCCAGACTCTGTATCTTTTCTGTTCTCAATGAAAGGAGCTAAACCTTCAAGAGTAATTGTCTCTCCAGTTGTGAACTTCTCTGTCACAAACTTTGCAAGATTTACCAAGTCCTGCTCATTCTGAACATTCATCAAGGTAGAACCTCCACCTCCAATGCCTATCTTGTTAAGCATGTCTAGGATGAAGTTCTTTATCTTCTCAAAGTTGCTTGGGTTAAGTACTATCCTTCCGTCAGCTACTCCAGCCACAAAATCGGTGATTGCTTCTTTTTTCTGTGTGATATCACCAGTGTAGTTTCTTTTTGCTTGCTCAATAATAGGAGCAGCTTCTGTTATATTTTCAAGCTGAGTAAAAAGCTCGTTTATAACTTCCGGATTATATCTTTCAAGGATATCCAATATAGGATGAAATCCCTCATGTAGCATAGTATCAGAATCTATGTTATCCATATTCAAATGGATGCTTCCGTCAGAAGCCATATAGAATCCTCTTGATGAAGAATCTTGTTCTGTACCACCAGCTTCTATAACAGCCTTACCAAAAGATTCTTGGTTGTGCACATTTACGGATACAGGGAAACCTGTAATGTTCCTTACTGCAGCACCAATCGCTGATACAACCGTCTTTACATCATTCAAGACTTTCTTTTGTATAGGAGTTCCTTGAACATTATCTAACTCTGAAATATTTTCTTCAGTAATCTTAGCTATAGTTGGCTGCGTAGTTATAACCTTTGGCGCTGTTGGCGTAGGTAAAGCAAATTCTTGCTGTAGCCTTTGGTCTTCCTTCTGGCTTATCTGGTCTGCTAATTTCTGAGCAACACGACCTCTAAACTTACGCCTCTTACCGCCAGCCGTAGTTAGTACTACGTTCATCACGTTACCATTCTTATCTACACTTACTGCATCAAATGGGTTTTCGTTCTCATTGAGCAACTCCTTCCCATCAACGGTAAATCCTTTTTCTGTAGTTTCAACGTTTGGCTCAATAACAGTAAGATTCATTTGTTCTGGAGACATATTAGATAATTCATCTATGTTTCCAAGTTCTGCCACAACATCTCCGTTTTCATCTTCTACGGAAAGTGTTTGACCTTCTTGAATGAGTGTTCCTGTTATCTTCCTATTTGGAAGTTTATAAACAACTGTTGAACCTAAGAATTTAGGGATTCCTACCGCCTCTTCGCTGCTGATATTGCGATAGCGAGAATCTGTTTTAGCGGGCGCTTCTTGTGCCCCTCTTTCTTGAGTTCCCGCACGTTGGCTGATATCGCCTGCTGTACCGCCTTCTTGGATTGGCCCTTGGCCTTTAGTAGTGGCATCGTCTTCTAGTTTTATTTGTTCTAAATCGTATCTGTTTTTTGATATTTCTTCTTTTTGTCCGTCTGGGGATTGCTTGAAGAACCTACCATTCTCTTCTGTATACTGGAACTTTTGACCAGTAATAGCTTCCCTTATATCATCGTTTATCTGTGCCCTCTTGTCTTGGAGAAGTGATATCTCCTGTTCATATGACGGCTTTACGGACTCATCAACAGTTTCAAGTTCAGCTTTCTTTGATTGAATTTCGTTGTCAATCTTTAGCCTGCTTTCTATTTTAGGTATGGCTAATTTCTGAACTTCTTCAGGTGTATCTGCTGGTAAAGTTTGTTTTACCTCAGCATATCTCCTAGCATTGTCCATCACAATTTTTCTCTCCTCTTCGCTGAAGTTATTCTTATTGAATGTTTCTTCTAGGTCTTGATTAATCTTATCAATGTCTTCTTGAGACTTTGCATTCGCAATATCATTCAGTATCTCTGTATTGATATTTCTGCCAAATGTCTTATCAACTCCAAAACCTATAACAGGACCAAATACTGAACCTGCTACAGCTGAGTTAAATATGTTTTTTGCAAAACTATTTTTAATCTCTTCTTCGTTAAATACTTCTTGTCCTTGAGCCCAGTTGCTTGCAAACTTTGCGCCGTCTTCTAGTGCAGCCTGCAATCCTTCAGTGCCTCCCTCAACAAGTGCTCTATACCCAGCTCTTAAACCTTTTGATTTAAGATTAGAAGTAAGTTGCTTTATTTCTTCTTTCGCAAATTTCTCAATACCATCAATTGCTGCTTTACCAGTCATTGTTGATGTGTTCTTTAGAACATTTGCTATCGCTTTCTTCTGTATTGATTTAAACACAGGTCCATCTCCAACCAACTTATCTATAGCGAATTTCTCTAACAATCCGTTAATTGTTCCTCCTGCAATTCCATAAAGAGCTCTAGCGTTTTGATTTTCTGGTAGCCCCATGTTCTTTGCAGCTTCATCGTAATCATCAACAGCATCGCTGTATCCTTGCATAACAAATGAAGTACCTCCAGTAAGAGCACCAAGACCTAAGTCCCCAGCAATCCTGCCAGACATAGCTGTAAGACCTACAAAATCATCAAGACCTAAACCATTAGTTATATCAAACTTTCCTTGTAGTTGCTTTTCCTCTTCTCTTGTCACATATCCAGACCTAAGAACATCACCTCCAGCTTTTACACTCTTTTTAAGTTCGACCCTAGCTTGTTTTTTCTCCTCTGGAGTTAACTCATAAATTCCTCCACCAACTAATTTATTGCCTCCAAAATCAGTTGCTGGTGTTGGTATTCTTTGAGCAAGTTCAGAAAAAGCTTCTGCTCCAAATCCTGCAAGTGATTCCAATGAGCCTACAAGCCCATTGTATACCGTAGCTGCTAACTTTCCAGCCTTACTCCTGTCATCTTGTACGGCCTTATCGTACTTAGACTGTACTTGTTGTAATGTGGCCTGTTGCTCTTGAAATGTTGGCAATCCTACAGGTGTAACTTGTTTAGTAGGAACAGGACCTGAGTCTGCACCATATTTGCTTTTAAATTCCTTAGCATAAGACATGATGTCTTCCTCTCCTAGCCCAGAATCAACCATTTTTCTAATGTTTGAATCTAACTGCTCAAGTTGTTGTTTGCTGAGTACTTTGTCTGGCATGTTATTTAATGATAGGGTTACCGAATTGGTCTAAACCTCGATATGATTTTGTACTAGGCACCTTAGGCTTGGTTGTTGTCTCTGTTCTAGCTTTATACTCACCAGATGCTTCAACTATTTGGCTTTCTAATGCTTCTGGAGTTATCTCTCCAATTTCACCAGTAAGTGTTTTAACATAGAAGACATTCTTATCTGGGTTATATGTAGCCTGTCGAATCATTTCTCTACCACCAAGCGTACTTGGAAGGTTATACCTCTGAAGCTCTTTTGTTGCATCATAACTAACTCCAGTACCAGCCTTTGACATAATTCCTTGTATTATGTTATAAGGATGTCCGGGTTGATTAACGCCCATTTTATCCACTTTACCCTGCATTTGCAAGGCCCTATCCTTTGCTTTTTCTAGGCTTGCATTTCTCATCTTTATCTCATCAACCTGCATATCTATGAAACTCTTATCTTCCTCTCTCTTTGTAACACCTGTTGATGAAAGCTGAGTTGAGTATAACATGTAAGGAGTTACGTCAGACTCACTTTGAATATTGGGGAAGTAGTCACGAAGACCATCAACAACATCCTTCTTGGTTTGTGGGTCTGATGATTTGAAACGATTGAATTGTTTATCCATCTGTATCTTCAATCCGTTGTATGTTGGGTCAGCCAACAGAATTGGCAACTTTGCAGCTACACTCATTGGGTCAAGCGACTCAGTTGTAACCTTCTCCCTAGAATATATTGGTTTACCACTAAATGTATACATAGGGTTTTTATTTACTATATAATCTACCCTAGGAGATTTCTTTGCACCCAATACATCTAAGTCTTTATATAACTTAGTGTAGTCAACATCTTCTGACAATAACTGATATGTATACGCAGAAGGAATGCTACTTATGTCTATTTTAGATATTGGAGATGAAGACAAAATCTGAGAGTATTGATTCATCTCAGCTGGTACTGACAAACCTTTCTGCCTTGCAATCTTTATAGCATCTCCAAACTCAGCAAGTTTATTTGCAGCACCTACGGATGAACTATATACATTATTTAAACCAGTAAGAGCTTTATCCATATTAGCCTTAGCTATTGACAAATCCTCTGGTTTACCACCACCACGATTAAGCCTAGAATATGTTAACGCAGACTGCTTATAGTCGTTATATGCTTTTGTAAAGTCAGGTATATCTATTTCACGAAGCTTTCCGGGTTGATACATTTTCATGAAATCATCCACTCTAGCTTCTGACAAAGCATCTTCTTGTCTCTTACGTTGTGCAGCCATTTCTAACCCACGGGTTATACCTTGAGTTAATCCAGAAACGTCTACAAATGATGGTCTATATGTTGCCATATTAAAATCCTTGTTGATATATGTTTGGTTGCATTCCTCTTATTGGAGAAGGAGATTTTACAGCTGGCGCATTAAAGTTAATCTGCGGATTAAAACCAGACAATAATCCAGCAAATTGGCTTTTTGATTTTTGTAGATTTGACATTCCACCACCTACTTTATCAAAAGCACCAGAAGCAATTGCTGAACCAGCTGCTTGTCCAACAGCAGCCAAAGCTCCAGATACAGCTTGATTAGCCTCAGCCCTTCTTCCTCCCCAGTAGTCAGCGGCTTCTTGTTGTTTTCTAAGTTGCTCTTGATACTGCAAACCACCCATCTGCATCAGAGCACTATTAAGTCTTTGCTGTCCAGATTGCAATGCCTGACCCTGCATACTTGCAAGATTAAGCGCTGCGTCTTGACCAGCCTGAGCTATATTACCGATTCCTGCAAGTGCAGACCTCCTAGAACCCAAAGCACCCAACTGGGAAGCTTGTTGCCTTCCTGCTTGTTGCTGATAAAGACCAAGAGCAGCTGACGGGATGCCTACATTGGCTTGAGACCTAATGTTCTGCATAGCCTCTGTATACTCTCCGGGAAGCTGCATAGACTGAGAAGCTCTGAAGTTTTTCTCCAGTTCTCTATTTGCCTGCCTAGCCTTACCGCTAAAAATATTATTCTCTCCGAAAAACAATGGTAATGCAGAAAGTCCAATATTCGCTATTGAAGCTATTCCCGACAAACCAAGACTACTTCCTTTAGGGTCCATATCTATCTATTATAAAAAGGTTCTAAAATTGCTAGTTCTATATAGTACAAATTTACGAATGAATTACCACTTGAAGGCTTTAGTTTCAATTTAGCCCAATTACCCTTCAGCACATTACCATTATACAGGCCACCAGTACTAGCTGAATCCCTCTTAAATGCAGCATGAAGCTTGTCATCCTTAGCTAGGAAGTCCGTAGTTTGTAGGCTAGATGACTGACCCAAGTTGGTGCTTATGTCTCCATTTGTATCCGGAACCCAAGGGGTGCTAGCTAACATTGTTATGGTGTTATACCGTTTCTTAATGGTCTCAAATTGGTTAAATATAAGCGTCACGTTTGGCTTGTACTGAGTTCCGTAGAAGTTACAATACGTTGAGCTATCGTGTGTGTAAAGTACCCCATTTTTCCAAGAAATAATGAGATTCTCAGCACAGATTATCCACTCTGGACTATAGTCGTAGAATGAGGTGTATGCGTTCCTAAACTCGTTAAAACCGAAAGTATACGGATTGCTCTTGTCATCACCTGCAGCACTCTCCTGCATGACCGTAATAACCTCCTCATTGAATTGGTCGTAGATAGACAGAATCTTCGCCTTACCTTGGCCACTTATGTTATTCCTAACCTTATTGTACTTTGTAATCAACGGATTCAAATAGAAGTGAGCCTTGTAAAGCTCGCTTATAGGAGTAAGTCCGTCTCCAGAAAGCCTAATCTGAGCACCCCTTACAGGGTCAGTAAAGTAGTCAGCATTGGCAGAAGAGGAGAGAGAACAGAACTGATTTCCAAGTCCGTAGTCTCCAAGATAGTATTGTATCTTATTAATAATCTCTGCACTTTGAGAAAGCACCCCACTACCGTCAGCTGTTTGAACTACTGACTGCAATACTGGGACAACGCCACATGCTCTATTCTGGAATACCCTCAACTGACGGCCCCTAGTTTTAAGCCTTTGTATATCTCCTCTTTCCCTATCGTATTCATCAAAGTTAGCTGCGTAAAACCTGTTGGTCTGGTTGATGGATGTACCAGATTGATACTCAAGAGAATACCTAACTAGTGTTGGATAGTATGCTTCTTTAGCGTAGTCATCAACCACAAATGGCCTTCCATTTCCATCCACCCTTGAGCCGTACTTGTCAGACAAAGACCTGTCTATTACCCAGTTATTATCAGCAACTACAACAGAGCCTCTTTGCCTACTGTATACGTCACCTCTTATAAACTTGTAGATAGCGGGTAGTGAAGCTGTTTGGTTCTGAGTCATACCTGTGTGATATCTGTTAGCACCACTTTCTATGACAGGATATATCTCACCAAACTCATAGAATACTTGACTCTCTTCCGAAGCGTTTATCGCAGGTGTATAAACCTCAATATAGTAGTTGTAGTAGGATGCGTTACCAAAGTTGAATGAACTCATGGTAGCGTTGTCGTATGGTATCCTAAGCCATATCTTATTGATAGGTACACTCGCAGGTGTTGTCATACCTGTTGAGTTGGTTATATCAGCACTTGTCATCAGAGCCAGAACAGGATAATCATTGGAAACAGAATCAGAAACAAGGTCTGCTTGATTCTTACGGCCAATAATCCTAACCCTGTCTCCCTTCGCAAAGGAATATGCAGGATATCCGTTCTTGTTTGTCTGGTATTCTGTTATGTCAAGATAAGCGTATTTGTTAGCTGTATCTACCCCAGTTGTAGTGGTAATTATAGTCTTAAAGTCAGAAACAGTAAGATTAGTAGTTCTCACAAAGGAGAAATATTTAGCCCAAGTTGGAGCTTGGTGGCTGATAGAAAACTCTATGAGCGGTATAGTCAACTGAGTACCAGACAGGTCTGCTGATTCAATCTCAGGTGTAATTACCCTAAAGTTATCCGTAGTTATAACACCATTGGTTACACCATACTCATCAAAGTAACACATACCAAATGTGTACCTAGACTTGTGCTTATAACAAGCTGTGTTTACACCTGTTGGGTCAGCAGGAAGTCCACCACCTCCAGCATATGTATATGAAAAGTTATATGAATCGAGTATCCATGCATTTACAGTAGGATTACCAGCAAACTTCAATCCACGCTTACCATTAAACTCACCCGGCTCTACAAGTTGTAATGTAGATACATAACTAGCTAAATAGTAGTTCTGAAGTGTAGCATTTGCTATTACAAGAGCATGTAAGTCAGCCTCAACAAATTGTTGCGTGTTTCTACCTGCAGCTACGGTAAGTGAGAAGTTTACAGAAGTTGATTGAACACCAGAACCTTCATCCTTCCTAAAAGATAAAGTAAAGTTGTACACATCTCCTACTTGAGGAGTTCCGTCAAATATAATATAGTGATAACCACCCGTTACGTTATACTCTGGATAATAGGTAAATGTATACCTATTGTAAGAGGACATTGTAAATGATGTAGACGTGTTTGTGTTCTGAACCAAACTAAGCGTTTTACTAACGCTTGGCGTTATGCCTGCAGTTCTTCCTTCTGTGATACCACCGTATATTACTACATTACCATTCAACAGTTCTTGAGTGTTTGCCTTTAGTGGTATGTAGTCAAAAAGCTGATTAGACTCAGCCACATCAACATACGGATATGCCTCAGTATTGTAAAACAAATACTCGTACGGGCTATTATCTGGAACACCTGTTTTGTCAACTGTTTCTACCAAAAATGGGTCAGAGAATGTTGTGTCAATACTCTGCCTAGAAGCTATCTCTATCTTAACTACATCATCATCACCAGTCTGATAAGTTATAGATATCCTATTATTTTTAGTAGGGTCAATCTCTGTTGCCAAAGTGTCTATATTGCTTGGTGCAAATAGCCTACTCCAAGGACTCCAAGTTGACTTGGTAAAATCACGATAAACCCAACGATACCTAAACTGATACAGCTTACTTCTGAGGTTATTTATTGTGGTTGTAGCATCATCCTCATACTTACATATGGGAGATACTAGTGGCATAGGTCTAGCAACTGTCAGATACTTCTTTTTCCAGTTCCCATTGTATGTTTTGCCTGCTACCTCAGCCTCCTTGATATTCAGCTTCATTGGGCGATTGTTCCTATCCGTCCAATGCAAGATATCCCCATCTTCCTCTGTTCTGTACAATATATTTACGGATGCTATAGGATGATTTGGGCTAAAGTCAAACAATGCCTCAGTCTCCAAAGAGTCAACCTTAGACATCAATAATGTACTAATACCTCTTGTTATTGTGTTGTAAACGAATATTGCGTCATATCCGTTTGAGTTGTAGACAAAGTAGAAGACCCTCTGTTTCAGTTCGTCATAGTATGAACCAATGCAAACATTAGTTCCAGCTTGAAGACCAGCATTTGTTACGGCTTGATTGCCTTTAATGTTTTCAATCCTCATGTCTCCGGGGTTACCCTTAAACAATACATTAAAAGCCTCACGATGGTGTGTGCCGGGCATTGATTCATTTGGGTCATCCAAATTCATCACTCCAGAGAACATTTTTCTTTCTATCTTCATCTTATGCTTTTGCTACAAGTTTTTGACCCATCCTAATAACTTCGTTGGCATCCCAAGGAGTTACAGGGTTTACTCTAAGCCTTGCTAACCTTTTCTGATTGTAGTACTCTTTTCTCCTAATCTGCTTGTCACCAAGAGTTACACGCCTCCCAGATGGAAGCATCTCAATATCCTTCCAAGCAATGTAAGCCAGTACGGCTTCTTTCACTTGGAAAGGTATCTTATAATCCACATCGTCAGCAGGTGAAGATAAGTACTCCATAACTACGTACGTATAATTGTATTCATTGTTGAGATACAGTATTCCCTCATCCTCAGATATATCAAACTCACCAGCTGAATTAAGGAGAGAACCTGCTCCAAATATGTTTACATACCTAGCTCCGTCATAATAGTTTATGTAAGCCAAGTCTTGAAGCCTAAACGACTCAAGTTCAGTATTATCAACGTTACTAGTAAGCCTATCATTTTGGTCAATCTTATAAGCAGTAAGGTTAGGGTTTCTTCTCAGAGTAGCAACTTCGCCTTCTGGGTTGAAAACACCAACTTTAGAAAATGCTACATAGTCTGCCGGAAGAGTAACTGTTTTATTTGCATTGACCATAAGTTTAACAGTCTTTGGAGTCATGTGAACATCCAGCCCAATCTCCTCAACGCCCCTAACGCCAATAGTCCAAAGTCTCCTAAACTCAGCTGATGTAAGCTTTGCTTGGTCTATATATTGGTAGATTATTTCTGCGAGACCTACCCATTGTGCGGTATCCTTTGCCATATTAGTTATTTAGTATCTACACCATCGTTTGTTGTATCCTCTGGCATTTGTTTTCTCATTCTTAACTGATTCATAATCCAGTTAATCATATCAGAAATATACTCACTAGGAACATTCAACTCTGAAGTCATGTCTGAGTTCTCAGCGCTAATCATCCTCACAATAGCAAACCTTCCAACCAAGTTGGTGTAGCTTTTCATCCAAAGCTTGTTTCCTTCTGCCCAATAAAATATCTTACTCGGTGGGAGCTTAATCTGCTCAATGTAGTCAACCTCACGAGGGGATACGGCTGTAGGCGCTTTTGCCAAACCAGTATTTACGGGGAATGTGACAGAAGAAATACCATATCCTCTCGAAAGTCCCAGCGGTGGCTGTGGTAGTGTTGCGTAATAGTATCCAGTATCGTTATCCTTAGCTACGGCAAGATTTTTGAATGTAGTATAAAAAGCATCACTAACAGTCTCAATTCCGTCAATTTTGATTGAATCGGTATAGTTAACTTTAGCTATGTAGGCTATTGCTTGATTAATGTAGTGGTTTACCTCTTTTTCCGTTAGGTTAGAGTCATCGCTCGGAGTGCCACCATAATAAAGCCTCCTTATCTGTTCTATAAGTACTTTCCTTGTCATAGACCATCATTTTTTACTAACTGCGAAGCCCTCATCAAATCCCCATCCTTCAAGTTGATACCTATAATACCTACGGTTCTATATATGATTTCGTATACGTCTGTATCACCCCACTCAATTGCAGCATTATTTGCTGGAACACTATTAGCTGCATCATAAACTAGATTACCTGTGTATGCCCATTTCAATGTCTGAGGGTTCCTTATATAGGATACCTTTATTGAAGTTACTGTGTTTGGGTATACCTTATAATTAGACCCAAGCTCGTAGTATATTGGCTCAGTTGTAGTAGGCGCATCAATAGCATTACCGATATAAGATGCAACCCTATCAGAAGCTACAAACCTTACGGAATAGTCATCATCAGTTGTTCTTATAGCTACTGTCTTATAAAGGTCTGCTGGTTTTGCACCAAGCTGAGAAGCTATTGCAACTGTTGATTCTGTAAGGAATCCAGATAATGTATCAGCAACAATAGCAGAAACGGACATACCAACAGGATTCTTTGGATTCCTATTTGGAGCCCCTGTATCATCCGTAAGAAATGACAGGTATTGATTTTGCGCCATGTTTATGACCATATTAAAGTCATCTGGAGATAGATATGTCCCTTGGTACTTATCTACCAAATATGACACAAGCTTATAAACCTCATTAATGTTCATAATGCAAATATAAAACAAATTCCCCCAGTAGACACTAGGGGAATAACCAATCAAACCATAAGAAACACGAAGCTAGTTTATGCCGTAATGGACTTTAGTTGAGAGTAGAATTCCTTACCTGCGTCCGTCAAAGAGAACTCAGAAAGGTATTTGGTTGCATCTTTCCTGTCTGGTATCTGAGCAATGAACTTTTTGGTGTCACCCCAAATAGCCTGACCCTTGATGGTGTCAAGACTAATCAATCCAAGAGTTATTGCCTTTCTGATAGCATACTCAACTTTAACCAACGGATTGTTATATGTCTTAATAAATATGTCTGGATTCTTATCAGCAAAGTCAAGGTAGTCAACCCTAATGGCCTTGTCACCCCTTTCTTCTCCGTAGCTGTTCTTGAACTTAACGCCAAGGTATTGAGCATGAGGAATCATGGTTTCAATTGGGGCATCCATTGCCATTTTCATGGCTTCCATCCTAGTTTCTGCCTTGTTGATTGCAGTTTCTTCCTGTGCTTGGAAGTCTAAAACCCTATAAATCTTCCTAGTTCCATGAATTGGGTTTTTGTTACCCTCATTCATATTACTCAAAAGCAAGAACTTCAACAGAGATGTTCTATTGGTAGGAACAGTAAGAACTCCATTGATGAACTTAATCTCTGGCCTTTGCCTTTTTTTGAAGTCTGACAGATGCTCTTGCTCATCTTCGTAGATTGTGCTAACACCTTCCAGATATCTGATATTCCTCTCTGTTCCAGTCTCCTCGTCATAAATAACATCCGTATTCTTTATGAAGTAGGTCTCTGGATATGGAGGTCTTGGATAATTAGATGTGGTAGTGTAGAACCTGTCAATAAGTTGGAAAATGTACTCTTTTGGTTCTTTCTTTTTCTTTGGCGCCTCTGTTTGTTGTACTGTGTTTAGAGCTCCTAGGTTTTCACTAAATGGTATTTCTCCAGATAGTTCGACGATGTTTCCATTTTCGTCTAATGTTTTTCGTGCTGCTTTTGCCATGGTCTTAATTTTTGGTTTCAGCAAATATACTAAAAAAAGAAAACCCCGCACTAGGCGGGGCTCTTTATTCATATAGTTCTACGATTAAGCGTAGGTTACTTTCATGAATTGGTTAGCTGCGAACAGCTGGATACCGCAGTAAGACATGTGGTGTACGTTCAATTCCATCTTGTCGGAAGTTGGAACTTTAGCGAGAGCACCAGTTTCCCAAACTTTGATTTCTTTTCCGGGCTCAACCTCATTGTAAACAATGCGGAGAGAAGGAACTTTGTCACCAGTTTGAGCGTCACGGCCATCCTTCACAGGAATCAAGAGACCTGTACGAGCATAGTAACCGGAAGTACCGATAGACTGTCCGTAAACTGCTTCAGCGTTGAAAGGCAGATACTTCTTCAAGTGGAAGGTAGTACCATCAATCTTCAGAGAATCGAAGCCATACTTAACAGCTACTTCGCTAGAACCACCTACAGAAGCCCATACGATAGAACCGTTCTGATACTTAGCGAACAAAGCATCATCAACAGCGCTACGGAGGTAGCTGTCCATGAGGAAGTGGTATTCTTGAGCACCACCGTTGAAGTCAGCAAGACGAGAGAGATTGTGGAAATCATCGATGTCGAAGGTGTTACCCCAAGTGGTTACTTGACCACCAGCTTCAACTTGTGGAATCAAACCGGTAGAACCTTGAGCACCTTGAGGCTTACCGAACATCAACTTGAATTCTTTGTTGTTCATAAAACGGCGAACAGCCTCATCCAAACCTTTGTAGGTGTAGTAAGGTTGACCATTTACTTCGAACCACAGTTCTTCAATCTTAGCACGGTCTGTGATGGTGAAATCTTCACGAATCTCAGTAGTGTAGAAAGTCTTCTCTTCGATAAGACCAGTCAAAGAATCAAACTTAGTTGATGCTTCACCAGCTTCAGAGATACCGCGGAACAACAGGAAGTCAGCAGCTGCTACAGTAGTATTTGCTACCTCTGTAGAGTCAAACGGAGTCATTGTGAAAGTGTTGAAGTCGGTAACAGTAGTGATTTTGTACTGCTTACCATTCTTTGCGTTTTCTACAACCTCACCAAGACGAACTGGGCTTCTTGAGTTGTTGGTAGAAGCTGCGTCAACTTCAATAGTGATGGTAGCACCAGCAGAAGCACCTCCGCTGATAGAAGCTACTTTCACGTTGTCATGAAGCTTACCGCGAGATTCAAAGTGACCGAACTTCTTAGCAGGAACGGTTGCTTTCATACCCAAAGCTTCGAGCAATTGAGCATAGTTTTGAGAGCCATACTTCTCAATAAATTGAGGGAAGTATTGTGGCTTCAGAATAGACAGGTCGGATACGAACTGCCTATTAATCGAGGTGGATACACCACCGGGTTGCAATACGGCCATTTTAAATTATTTTAATTTTTTTGTTAAAGTTTGTACATATAACTTACCATCTCATCGAAGTCGCTTCTGTTCGCACTAGACGAAGGCCTAGGTTGATTACTATAGTCTATGTTTTTCATGCTTTTAAGGATATCTGACTTTGCCTTAGACACGGCCTGTGTCACCATGGCATTAACAATTTTATCCCTGTTCTGCAAGAAATAGACATCCTCTGCCAACTGCTTGGTATCGTACTTTCCATCCTTGAAGTAACGATTACCGTAGAAGGAATCAAGGTCGAAGTTTTGCAACACGCCTTGAAGTTCAGCCTTGTCCTCGTTTGTTAAGCTATACTTTCCGTCAAAAGAGACATCCTCGTCTTTGTAGTTGACAGAAAAGCCTTCGAAGTTCTTAAGTCCGTCCTGTATGCTCGATTCGAACATCTTTCTAGACTCTTGATAGGCTGCTTGTTGTTCCTGTTGTTGCTTTGTCAGATACTGACTAATTACATCGTCCGGAGACACTTGATTAGTGTTTTGAATCTGACTAAGAATATCTGGGAAGTCAATGTCCTGTTTCATTTCAGAGAGTGAATTCTTGGCTTCTCTAACCAATTTCTTCATCTCCCTGTTGATGGCTTTCTGCTGTTTCTCTATCTCTTTCCTCTTAGCCACCAATTCTTCTTGAGTGTATAAATCCTCATCAAGTTCTGTTTCAACCTTGAATTTGGAGTTAAACTCTTCTTCTATTTCCTCTGGAGTCAGGTCAGGATATTCATAAGCCATACTAAGCTTGATGATATCCGCATCGTCCATAGAATCCAAACTAGAAAGAACTTTTTGCTCATAAAGAATATCGGCTAAATCCGATACATCCTTATTCACAAGCTTCTCGTAAATCGTTTTAGAAAGGTCATCCTTCCATTCAAACGGCTTTACTTCTGGTTGTTGAACATCGCTCTTTGGAACGTCTGTTACTGCCGTATCCGTAGTTGTTTGTTCAATCTTTACTTCTGGCTCTACAGCAGTTGTCTGCTCTGGCTCAGTTGTTGATGCTACTGGTTCTGCTGGAGTTTGCTCAACTGGCTGTGATTGCGCAGTTGATTCTGTTGCGTAACCGCTTACATCAAACGGGTTGAATGTTTCTTCTGACATGGTTTTTTGATTTATGCAAAGATATATATTATTGTTGTTCTTGCATCATATTCTGTTCAGCCTCAGCAGCTTGTTGCTGCTCCATCATAGCCTGTTGTTCTATAGCAGCCTGTTCCATTTGTTTTTTCTGGAAATATGCAGCTACAATACTTTGAAGTTCTGGGCTAAGTGGTTTGCCTAACTCATATGATTTCATCATTACCATCTGAACAAATTCTTGCTCTGCCAAGTCCTGCTTCATCTTCATCTCTGTCTGTACGGCTAAAAGCTTTCCTTGAGACTGAATCTGCTCTAGCTGTGCATCAGCCTGCGCCTTAGCTGCTATGGACTGTTGCTGAGATTGTGCATTCATCTGAGAGTTGGCTTGAGCCTTCTCCATGTCTGCCTTCTCTTTCCTTTTCTTAGCTTTGGAAAGATACATTTCAGCAAGTTTGGTGTTTTTGATGCTCCTAACGCGGAAGGCATCTTCAAAGTCTATCATACCAGCAGAAAGGGCCGTCTGAATCATAGATTCTACAAACTGCCTCTCCCTATCGTCTGGCAATATATCTATCCTAACATCAAACACTCTGCCTTCAACTTTCTCTGGAGTCAGGTACTCTTTGTACTGCTGACCACCATATATAACTGAATCGTACAGCAGAAGGGCTATCTTCAAAGATGTTTGTTGGTATATTGATAAGAACGCATCGTAGATAAAGTCGGTAGCATTATTAGATGCTGCAATCTGGGCCTGTTGAACACCAAGACCAATCTTTGGATTTACAGTAGCTCCCTCACGATATTCGTTTACGCCAATCTCATCCCTCAGTCTTTCTAGGTAGTGGTTGTAAACGGTAATGAGTTCTTGAATCTGTCCTATGCTTGAGCTGTTTGGAGCTTCTGCAATAGGAACTCCATTCATTCCATCTCCATCCTCTGTCTTCCTTCTATAATAGATATTACCTGTTTGGTCGTATATCTTTTGAATCTCAAGAGGGGTAATGTTTTTACCTTGCCCAAGGCTAATATCCGTCAATGAGTCGATATCAATAATCAAACCAGAAGGACGAAGTTTAGCTACTAGTTGCTGAATCTTTAGGTGAGCAAGTGTCATCTGCCTAATTGACGTTTCCATCCTTTCTGGAAGCGCCATATTCAGAAGGTCAAGATTCTCGTACATGTAGAGTGAGTAGCTGAAATAAACATCAGCAATCTCCTTTGCTACAGACGGCTTAATCATGTTCTTGGCAGGACCCCACTCAAGCATCATTTCTGTGCCCATAACATATACGCCCCTATAGATAACGTACATGTCTTTCTTAATCAACTCCTTATTATCACCGAGTCTTTGTGGCTCCTTTTCTTTTCTCTCAACAATGAGGTTACCAAACTTGTTAATCTTAGCTTGGTAAATCATGGTGTCTATAGTCTTAATCTCAAAGTCTATAACATCAACAGTCCAGTCATCATACGGCCTATCTATAGAAAAGCGATAGCGCTCATCCCACTTAACGTTTCCGTTGAATTGCTTGGCTTTCCTTGACAGCTCGAATATCTGCTTTTCGTCCATGTTTGGATAGTTGTTCCTTATGTCAACTATTTTCATGGAAACAACCTCACCAACAAAAGAAACATCCCTAAAGTCATCATACTCAGAGAATGAGTAGATTAGGTTTTCTGGTATTACCCTTCTGATATTAATCTTTCCGTTAGGAGCTACGGATGTTTTAGTTGCTGCTACACCTGTCTCAATTAAGTCCTCAAGTATCTTCCTTTTGATGACGTCCCATCCATTCTCGTATGTTACGTAGGATATACCTTTCTCGAACAATATCTCTTCTGGCAGTTGATACTCCAATCCAAAATAAAGTTCAAGTTCTTCATAATCTTCTGGAGTAAACTTACCTTCTGCCATCAACTTTACGCCAGACTGCTGCTCTATATTCCTTACCTCATCTCCGAAGTTCATTCGGAACTCAGCTTCGTCTTTGTCGTATTTTTTCCTATCTACGGATATGGGGTCAATGGCTGAAGCTTTGGCAACTTCCTGTCTTTTCATGAAACCTCCGAGTATTACCTGCATAAACTTAGGGGCTATGGCAGGAGCCTTCATGTCAAGGTTTACGAAAGCCTCTTTCCCATCTACGTTTAGAAGGTCAAGAAATTCAGACATAGGTTGCCTTCCTCTGGAAAACATCCTGTTCTTTTCAAACTTCTTGTTTCTTCGATTAAAGTATCCGCTGTTATAAGCTTTCTCTATAAACCTAGATACCTTAATTCCTTCCTTTTCGTCTCTCTTTAACTTTGAGTTAGAGAGGTGGAAATTTAAAATGTTCTTATTCTCCATATTAGCAAAAGTACAAAATACTTTTATAGCCTAATACTAAAGGTCCGTATGGGGATGGCATGGGATTCCCGCTCCACTTTTGCAGCTTCTACAGACACCCCAGACAAAAGAGATATCATGAAAGCGACACTCCTATCGAATGGAGTTCTGTTCTCATGGTCATATTGAAGAAGCTCCTCCAATAGGTCTGGGAAGTATATCTTCTCGCAATGGTTCTCGATATATGATATACATGTGTCCAGCTGTCTAGCCAAAGCGAAACCATCACCAGAGGTGACTCCATACTTGGTTACTGACCTCCTCCTGTTCTTATCTATAGCAGACTCTGGTGTTTTCATTAGATACCCCTTGAATCCCTTGTTGCTGAAATAGTCAACAAAGTCATCACCAACGTCATTCTCGTAACAGGCTTTGTATCCCCAGAATATCGCCCCCTTCAACATCTCATCATGAAATAGGGACTTTAGCCTTGGCCTATCCATATATTCAGCTATAGGCATACAACTGTTATTAGGGTCTGACGGGTCTAGCCTTTCAAATACATAGCAAACACCCATTGAGCCCTTCCCCGATATGACGGATGATTTGAATGGGTCAATACCAGATACAAACCTATGGCCATTGCCCGGAGTCCTTATCCCATCCTTCTCGTTTATCTTGTTCTGTGTATCCTTATCTGGAAACTTATAAACCACCCAAGGGCCTTCTGGGTCATCAGCCCAGTCTACTGAATTGGTAGACTTCCAGAATAACCTAACCCTCCTAAGCTTTACTCTCTCCTCTTTCAGAAAGTCTATCTGGTTGTATATCTTCTCAGAATTAAAGTAGCACTTCTTCTGGTCAATCATGAAAGCTTCATTCTCGTCGAATGGGTTCATCCGTATCTCTTCTGATAACGCTTTCTTATCCTTGATGAGTTTTCTTTGCCTAATCAAATACTCCTTTGCCCCACAGTCTATATTCATCCCATACCTTTCCTGTATGTATTTCTTTTGCTCTTCCGTTGGGTCATCTACAATAGACATGCCATATTCATCTATAAAACCTTCATAGCCGTCGTAAGCTGGGCAGAAATATCTATATAGTCCTGTAGCGGTGTATGGGTCTTCAAAATGGTTGCTTTCATCAAACAGTGCTTTGTACGGCTCACCTCCACTCTTGGCATCGTTGGCCGTTGAAGGAATGAGGCAGAACCCAACCTTGATAGCACCGCGCATCATCGTCTTCTTTACGATTGGCCAGTACTGGTTTACGGCTACTTCTTTTGGCCACTTACCTGCCTCATCCATAAGCAATGCCGTAACCCTGCCAGAATCGTATGAGTTTAGTGCGGTATTCTTGAAGTTAATCTTAGACTCTAGACCAATGTCGTTGTCAAATATTTGACCCTTCTCTCTTCCCTTTGACTTCCTTCTATCCTTCTTCTTTTTGAATACCAACTCAGTCTTTGTCTCATCATCCTCAGCCCTAGGCTTAAAGAATACTGGTAGGTTTCTGTATCCGTTCATCACCATGTATAGGAATGCATCGGATGCGTCCTTACCAGTCTTTGAGATGATTCCGCAGAAAGACTTTCTCTGTGTTATTGCTTTCCAAACCAGATAGCAGGTAGCTTGAGATGTAGCACCTTCCCTACGCTTTTTAATACGGACAACGCCGTAGCATTGCGGGAGCTTTTCGCAGTATTCTTGGTAGTAGAAGTATCTCCTATCAACGTCCCTATAGTCTGGTGTATTGCCGTCTTCAAGTGTCCAATAGTTTAGGTAAAAGTAGTGAAGTCCTGTTATGTATGTCTTTTCTTTATTGTTTATGAACCAGTGCCCATTTAATACTTTGTTGAATTCGTCTTGTATGAATGTCACCTGCTCATCTGAGTATACAGGGGAACCTTCTTCATCGAACTCAAGTTCGCTAAAAGATTCCGGAATTTCTATTTTATAGAACTTATTTCCGGATGGAAACCTTTTCGGCACTTCCGGCGTTTTGTACGTTATCCCGTACACCTGATGTTCCTGTATCACTCTTTAAGAATTTATTTGTAAACTTAGCTATCTTATTGTACATATCCACACCAGTACCAGTTAGACTAAAAGCTTTAGCCTTATGTCCTATATTTTCAGACACAACGGATATTAGGTTTCTTTTCATCAATCCGTTCAATGTTTTGTAGAAGTTTATGTCTACGTCACCGATTGTCAGAAGGAAATCTTTCCTCGTAAAGAAGTCATATCTACCAGCCCACAACAGAAATGAGTACTCCTTGAAGTTCAGTTTGTATATCTCCATTACGGTGTGAACCTTCATCAAGAACTGGGCTACGTGTTTTACTTTATAGTGGTTGACCAGAATCTTCTTCATCGCCATTTGGTATCCACGCTTAACACCTTTTGTTTCTATGGTTCTGTTCTTTTTCCGTAGTCTTTCTATGTGTACGTTCTTGCCCCAAATGAGTTGACTCTTTTTATACGAGTCATACTTCATCTCATGGAATCTCTCCTTCCAATGTTTTGCTGCTTTTCTCTTTTCCTCGTGCTTGGTTATCCTGTGCTTCTTTTTTGTGTGCCTGAGTTGGCATATCAAGTTCTTCAGCCTCCTGCATTCTTCAACAAGCTCTTCCCTAGTCGTGTTCTTGGTTATGTATTTAAAGTCTGCTTTCTTCTCAAACATTATCTTACTAGTTCTTCTATCAATGGTTTCCTTCTCGCCTTATCTTTCTCCTCATCACCAGATAGTTGGTTATCCATTCTAAGTTTTTTCATCACCTCATTGATATCTCCAACAGAGTTGAAAAGCTTCATTACTCTTTCCCAAGAGCCGTCATCTTTGTCTGACAGGTCTAGCGTTGAGATATCCTTCTTATTCAATAACTCAGTTATTTCATTCAGCTTTCTATTGAGTGCGTAGTAAGCACCTACAATTCCATCAGCTTCGTACAGTTTTATTTTATCTTCTAGTTTTCCCATTTTGCTAGACAATCTGAATATTTTAAACGAATAAGTTTCATCTGCTTACCACCTATGTTATGTGGTATCTCATAGTCTGACTTCTTGTAGACTACGGCTATATCGCCAACTTCAAAGTCTTCAATGTCTGATGCTTTTGCTACAACCTTCATCAATGAGTCCTGCTTCTTCTTCTCTACAAGAATGATGCCACCGGGTGATACTGCGTCCTCGTCGTACACCCTCTCAACCATCATCATACCATCTAGGCAGATTATTTCGTCACCGTCCACACCAAAGTATATGAGGTATTCTTCGATGGAGTGAATGGGAGACCCGTTGTATTCGATGTCCAGCTTATTCTCGTCGGATATGGTCTTGTGATTGTATATGACATATGTTCCTGCTTTTAAGTTTTTGTAGTCCGTCATGAGTAGTCCATGCGTAGAATTGGTAACTCTACTGTCCCAGTTGTAGGTGTTGTCCATATACAACTCTACATCTTCTCCTTTCTCGTTCTTGATAATGTGGGATTCCTTAGACTGTGGGCATACAATAACCCTACCTTTAATCGGTTTGATTGTATTAAACATGCTTCTTGGTTTGATATATTACAAATTTACGGCGATAGTAGCCGTGAAACAAGATTTATTTAAACCTTTCTCCTTTCCCAGATGTCTTACCGCTTCTGTATACCTGTGAGTTCTTACCCCACAAAAAGTGGTAGGCCCACCATCCAGCCGTAAGTTTAGAGCTGTTGGCTTCCTTGGCATGTCTCTTCCTGTACTGAGCCCTAGCCTCTGGAGAGTAGTTGGATGAGTACCCCTTCGCACCGAATCTAACAAGGCGTACCTTGTCACCTTCTTTCGCTAAAACAACCTTTTTATGAACGCCATCGTTAGCGTCTTTAGGCTTGTTATATCCGGAGAACTTCTCACCCCTGTACTCTATCATAAAAATATTTTTTGCTAATATACAAAAAGTATATACTTTGCACACAAATATACAACTATGAATGATGTTTTTAACTGGTGCGTAGACTTCTTAGTCTACTGGGCACAAATCTTCAACATTACTTACGAAGAGATTAACGTTATTGTGTTCTGCATTATTTGGCCAATCTTCACACTATTCCTAATCTATAAAGCCTACTTCAGAAATGAAAAGTCTAAAGCTTAGAGTGGCCGTTGTTGCTGGATTGTGGCTTATAGCTATGTTTATGATGCCCACTCAACTACAAGTACTACTTGTTGGGGGTATGTGTTTTAGCGAATAGGTTTACCAGTTTTTGGGTCGAAATATATTCTTCCGTATACGTTTGGTGCGGTAGCAGTAGCATTTATGATATTGGTTCCTGCGCTTTTGATGCCTTGCATGGCCATATTCTTTAGGTCTTCAAGCGTTTGGCCAGTAGCCTGTTTCTTGTCTGCGTAAATACCTTGACCGGGATTCAAGTCCCATACATCTCCGTAGGATAGGTAGAGTCTACCTTTCTCATCTCTCTTTACTCCGTATGTTGCTTGTCCTAGACCGGGTACGGTAGTTACTACACCACCTTTACCAATCATAGGTTTACCTTTTTCGTCTATAGATGCTTTTGGCATGATGATGTCCAGAACATCTTTTGCGCTGCGTATATCTTTTTCGTCAAGCTTCAAATCCTTAATAATCTCATCCTCAATACCTCTAGAGCTAACATATTGCTTACCCTCTTCTGCTCCTACGGATGGTCTATACTTGGATTGTTCTATTGTGTTGTACTTCTGCTTTTTACCAGCTAACATTTGGAGTAGGTCTACTCTTTCTTTGAACGCAATGCCGGGCTTCAATCCGTATCCTTCTTTTAGATATTGTTCGGACTCCATCCTTGACGGCTCCTTCTTGTTCAGTACTACTCCTTCTATAAACCTCTGTACAGCAGTCTTACCTGTACCCTCATCTGAATAGTTGTATGGGTCTAGGTTTTCAGCCATACGGGTCAAAGCCACTTTGCTGACAATATCCCTAGCAGCTAGTGCAGGACCTACAGCTGGTATGAGTGCCTTAGCAGCAATCTTAGCAATTGTAGCAGATGATGGCTTTTTATCTTCTGGCATCTTAGATGAGCTTTTTCTTTATCATCATTGCTACCTTCTTCTTAGCAGCATCAAATTCCTTCTTTCTTTCTGGATTCTTTCCGGGATATCTTTTTGACATTACGTTCTTGAGTTCTTCATCATCACCTTCCTCCTCCACCATGTCTTCTTCCATCTCGTCAAGTTGTTTTTTGGCGAGAATATCTTTTATCCGTTGTAGGTTTAGCTTAGGCATTATCTATACTTTTTTACTTTTTGTGCTATGCTTTTTGGCTGAGGAACGAACTGCTTTCCCTGACTGTTCCCCTTTGCTTTTGCTCGGTTTGTTGCGGCTCTTTGGCTTGGGCTCAACGCTTTCCACGCTTTCTCCGGTAAATACCGACGCTTCCCCTCCGAAGGCTTCCCAGAAGAGGTTGTCCAGTTCTGTTTCGTCCATTTCGACAACGAGTTTGAGCTTGACTTCTTTCCTCGATATCCACCACCAGACTTTTTGTATAAAGCTACCGCTAATTGGGCTTTCCTCGCAGACCAGAGACCTGCACCACCACCTTTTGACCCTGCCTTTACACGCGCAACTATTTGTTTCCATAACGTTGGTTTTGATTTTGTAGCCGTACTCATTTGCCACGGTATTTCCTGTCCTTCCTATCATGTTTGTTAAAAGACTTCTGTGCAGCACCTTTCTTCCTCTTGCCGAACGTTACCTTAACTTTCTCGTTGCCACCTTTAGCCTTTGCCATCTTACTTACCTTTTTTAGCCATTTGAGTCATCTTCTTTTGGCCGTACTTAGCTATGCCAGCTTTTGCAGCTACGGCCTTACCAATAGCTTCAGCCTTCTTAGCAGGTACACCTTTCTTCATGTAGCTCTTTGCTACGTCTTTTGACATTGCTGCGAACTTAGCTCCGCTTCCGAGTTTTGCCTTCATAAAATCTATTTGCACAAAAATACAGATTTATTTATTACTACATTTACAAGTTTGTAGTTCATAATTATCCAAATCTGAGCGACAAATAGGTTTGATGTGAGCCGATTAATATCAACATTCGGCTCATCTTCTTATTTGTGCACAGCAAATACGCTTTTAAGTGCTTAATAGTGCACTATATGTAAAGTATCTATACGCAATTCGGTATAATTCCGAATAAATGGGCACTATGTTACACTTTTACATATAAGTCCGTATGATGGTTTCCTTGATTATTTCTGGGACCTTATTGTACTTCTTCATCATTCTGGGTGGGCACATGGATACGAGGCTCTCATTATAGTATATACCAGTAGGAAACTTCTTTAGCATAGGCATAAGCCTGTAGCTGTACAAGTATAGGTTAGCCTTTCTCTTGTACCTTGACCTGTTTATGGGTAGTTTCCACTTGTCCATCAAACCGAGTGCCCTCACTTCACAATCTCTCTCCAGCTCAATGACGGAATCTATTACTGAGTTCAGTTGGGAGCTGTTCATCATCTTGCATTTATCTAGCCACTCCCAAAGAGAGAGACACCCCTCTATCCAATTGGGCCATCTCTCATCCGTCAACCATTGTTGCATATGTCCAAACTCATGTATGAGTATCTCTATCCATTCCTCAAATGGTTTACCACAGGCTACGGCTAAAACCCTATCCTCCCCATCAAAGTAACCGGAACAGTCAGCGGAGAAGTTATCCGTCAGTACAACAGTCTTGGAAGGGGACAGCATGAGCTCTACCTTGTTCATCTTACACATTCTCTTGACGTATGCCATGAATGGCTTGAACTCATCTTGGATTTCGTACTTCATGTACCAAAATTCGTAAATTACGAGTGCTTTACAAGCTTGGTCCTATTTCCGTTGAAGAATATGTTTGGGTCAAACCAGAACTCAATACTGCTTCCTAGCTTCTTGCATAGTATCTTTTTGTCAAGCAGTTCGGTTATACCCTCATAAAAGGAAGTCTTCCCTATTTTGCAGAATAGCATCACATCTGGGCCGTTAAGCACTACAATCTCAGAAAGAGGCCGTACCGTTGCCATTGCGTACAGCAATATCTTCAAGGCTCCAGAGCTTAGTCCCATTAACTGATGGATTGATTCTTGGAACACCTTGGTGTAAACCAGAGAGTCATGCATGACCGTCTTGTTCTCAGCTATCTTCTTCATCACAAACAACTCACCAGTAGTCAGATTGGTAGTAATCTCCTCGTTCTCCTTGGTTACATACGCCCGCTCCTCAATCTTCATATATTTGTACGGACTCTCGAAATATGACTCATGCTTCATACATCCAAATATACCCCATTTTCCGCAAATGACAAATTCTATTCCGCTATAGAGGAATGCTAGTATTGATTACCAATTAGTTATGAGGTTTTCTTCTTAATAGTATTAATGCGTATACAATTGTATTTATCTACTACGCAAATCCGTGAGATATTTAGTGTCCGAAGGGACTTCCGCGCGCTAGGCTTTGTGGCCCGCCTGAGGAAAGTCGGATTCCTAGACCGAGTACCTTCGATGTTCAAACATTAAAGTTCCAACATTGATGTTCCAACATAGATAAACAATGTTACAACACTGATATGCGATTCGATGTTCCAACATTGACATATTTAGTCTACTAGATTGGTAGGATATGTTCCACATGGAACGTTAAGGAGGTGTTAAAAAAGGGGATAACCCCTCCCAATATCCTAGAAAACCCCTATAGGACAAACCCCATGCAAACCCTCCTCCATCCGTATAACTTACGGAAAACCACTAATTGAAATTTCGTTAAAAAGCTGTTAAGGTGAAAGCTTTAACAAAGATTTATGTTAAATTCTTTAACGCGTTTTAAGGCCATTACAGGCGTTTCTAGGGCCTGTATGCCTGTTTGATAGCTATACCTTACCCAAGCGGAGATATGCCAAATTTGGGCATTTTTGGTTTTCCTTAACACTATTTTTGGCTTTTTTTTAACACATTTTTCCCTTACGCGCGTGTGTGCGCATACATGTGCGCATGTGCGCGCCATTTCCATATAGCATGATGGCCATTTGTTAAAACTTTCTTAAAGCTTATTTCTTCACAAGGCTTTAACATTTTATCTGAAATTTAGTTTGCAATTTTACAATGTGAACGGCAGCACACTATCTGCCGAAGTTCTTTCAGATGATGTCTCACACCTAGTTAGGGAAATGCATCCCTTCTCGCCTGTCGAAATGATAGCAATGAGAAGGTGAACACCAAACCTAGGAAATGCACGAGACGGGAACGGCAGCACATTCGATGCAATTGCGAGTTACCTAGCGAATGACCGAATTCAATGCCACTCACGTTCCCTAGTTTGATGCACTAGTCCTACAAGACGTATCCCACCTGCAATGTGGTTAAACTTAGCGGTTGACTAAACCGATTAACACAATAGTCACACGAAAGCCAAATAGGGAGTAGTGTAGTAGCCAAACCGGAATCGGAATGAGGGTAGAGACGGACTAGGTAACTAGTCGAAAAGTTCATCCTCCGATAGGTAAGAAGGCAAGGTCTGAGTGACGTTCACACTCAGATACGCAGAGGGACTGCATATTACAAAATCACCTTTGACTGCGTAAAATTTAGGAATGGTGACGTGTTGAAAAAGATACGTTCTATGAGATTTCGACCAATCTCACGCAGTCCACATCAAAACCAAACAAAATGGAAATTCAATTAATCAAAGGAACTGAATTAACCCAAGAACAAAAAGACATGCTCACTTGGGAAGGCATGAAAAACGATGGTTTTGTAAGATGCCATTCGTTTTATTTCAAAGATGGTAAGCCAACAACATGGGAGGAAGACAAAGGATATTACTACCCTGTTTGTCATTCCCTTGAGTATTTAGAATTTTAACCAAAACCAAATCAAATGAGACAGCGTAAACAAATGCCCGTAAGGTCTAAGTTCAGACCTACGGAATCAAAGATGGAAACCAAGGAACAAGGCATCATCCGTAAGTACATGGAACTATTCGGATGTGATATCCGTCAAGCTAGACAAATGTATCGGGATTTCATCCTCAAAACCCAAATGTCAAACCCTCAATTGTATGCTATATGAAAAATAAAGACATCACAACACTAGCAATTGTAATAGTAATAGCAGCCATCTTGCTATGCATCAGCGGAAATGAACAAGCTACATGGTAAACCACTAAATCAAATCGTATGAAACTATTATCCAATGGCAACACCAATGCCAAGACAACAAAGAATGAACTTGAAACATACATTCTCTATCTCGCTCCCGCCAACACGATAGGAACTGCAAACCTATGTCCCTTCGCATCGGAAGGATGCATGAAGGTATGCCTGTATAGTGCTGGTAGAGGAGCATTCACCAATGTCCAAGAAGCTAGGATAGCCAAGACTAAATTTTGGGCAGAGGATAGGTATGGATTCTATGAGCAATTGAACATGGAACTTCACGCTATCCATAAGAAAGCGCAGAAACAAGGTAAGACAATAGCCGTCAGACTGAACGGGACAAGCGATGTTGACCATCTTGATATGCTGAAAAGATATGCGGGATGCGATTGGCTGCAGTCTGAACACGTAATCTTCTATGACTACACCAAGAATCCAAACATCATCCGTAAATATGCGGGAACTAAATACAAACTAACATTCAGCAGAAGCGAATGCAATGATGCCAAAGCTATGGAAGTACTGAAGAATGGAGGAAATGTAGCAATGGTATTCTCTGACTACATCCCAGACTATTACGAAGGATACAAAGTAATCAATGGAGATGAGACTGACCTTAGATACTATGACCCTATCAATGTGATTGTAGGTCTGAAGGCTAAAGGAAAGGCAAAGAAAGATACAAGCGGATTCGTAATTCAAAACTAAATAACTATGTACACTAAATTCACCGAAGACAACATGATTGTCTATGAGACTCAGCCCGAAAGCTACGAGCTAGATGTTAACGTTCACTATCGTATCGAACTAGAAGACGGATACGGAAAGCTATTCAAGGTAAGGTCTAGTAACAAGCTAGACATGTATGAGAAAGATGAGAGATGCTGCCTGTGGAATAACTATGACGAATTCGACGGACTAGAATACGACACCAATCTCTTTTGGTGGGAGGAAGACATCTTGAAAGACCTATTCGGTAACATCAAAAAAATATAACCATGTACATATCAACTTGCTGCGGAGCAGAAACCGACATGATTGACTACGGGATATGTCCCGACTGCCAAGACCATTGCGACTTTGAAGAATTAGAAGACTAAATAAAAACCATCATTAAAAACCACACACATGAACACAAAAACACTTCAATACGCAAAAATGAATTTAGATGCATTTGCAAATGAGAATGGCTTTGCAATTTTTATATCTCAAGGAGGACTCTATCTACAATTACCAAACGGAAGAAATTTGAAAATATCTGATGATGAGGTAGAGTATCAAGCCGAAGAGTACCTAAAGAGTGAAATTGAGTTAATTAAGTTCTAATCCCCCCGAACTGCAATGGTTGACCTGAAATCAAAATTGGTAACACATACTAAACTCAAATGCCATGACTAGAAATGAACTTAGAGAAATGATTATTGAAAACTTCATCCTACACTACACTAGCGATGACAAGGAAAGAGAGACAATGATTGAATGTGCTATTGAATATTGTAGAGAGACTGATGTAGAATTTGAATCTAGCATCATTATAAAAGACTAAGTAAATCACATCTATAACAAATAAAAATCAAACAACATGAACAACTTCGCAAACGACATCCTCGCAGCAACTTTCAACGGACTCACTCTCAATGACCCTTCCAATGCAGAAAGGGTAGCCACTATGCTAGATAACTATGGACTAAGGTGGTCAGTATCCAAGCAGCCACTCATCCTCCCCGACGGAAGCGATACACCTTACTTCGCAGTCGTAAGAGATGACAACAAACAAGTCTTCACCACATGTAAGGATAGCTATGTCCCCTATCAAAATAGTGAACTAGCTGAACTGCTCATCCGTATCTCAGACAAGACAGGATACGAAATCCATAGTGGTGGAGAATTCAATGGTGGTGGGAAAGTATACCTTCAACTGAATACGGGTAACGAAATCAAAGGCATAGGTAATAACAGGACATCCGTCAAGGGATTCGTGACAGGAATCAATGGTCACGACGGAACTACCTCTCTGAAATGGGGTTCAGTCAACTTCACCATATGCTGTAGGAATACCTTCGCAGCAGCTAAGGGTAGCTTGAAGAATAGTGCTAGGCATACATCATCCATACACGATAGGGTGGAGAGAAGTATCCGTGAGATTGAAGGCGTGACCTTGCAAGAGAAGAGTATCTTCGACACCTTCATCAAGCTATCTGAAGTACCAGTTACTGAGAAACATATAGTATCCATTGTCAAGAATGTAACGGGTGTTGACATCAGCACACCTAGAAGTACTGCTACGGATATCTATAGCAGCCAATCTATCAATCGTGCGGGTGAACTGACATCATCCATTGCATCTGAGATGGAAAGCAAAGGACAAACATTGTGGGGATTGTTTAGTGGTGTAACTCACTACACCTCACATGTCATGAGGACACCGAATAGATTGAACGGAAGGCTTGAATCTAAGTATGTTGGTATGGGCGCAGACATCGACAACGAGGCCTATTCAACTATCATCAAGTTCGCTCACGTCTAAATTTTTCACAGGGTGGGGAGCAATCTCCACCCCATTTTTTTCATCATAAAATACACGCCATGAATAAACTTAATCTATTCAGCTATGTACTATACGACAAGGCAAATGACCATGTCGCTCAATATGAGGATAATGGTAAGGTCATGATGTTTGACACTAGAGAGAAGGCAGAAAAAGAGTGCTACGGGAACGAAGAGGTAGTCATGTTTCACCAACTTCCTTTTCATTGGAAAGTATCTATTCAAAACCAATAAACCACACTCCATGATAACAACAAAACTATCAGATACCGCCATTGAAAATCTTGTCGGTAAAACTATTATTGAAGCCAATGAAAATTGGATAAAACTATCTGACGGATGTATCATTTACTTAGATGATGCTGAAATTGAAATGCTTAACCAATAAATCTAAAAAACATGAATCAATCAACTGAACTTCAAAAAGCTAAACTTTGGTTTGAATCTAGAGGAATCGAATGCTACATACAGGGTAACGAAGAACTATATGTCGTGATAAATAGCAGCTACGACATAATGGTAAGCAATTCAGAAGTAATGTACAGGGCAGAATTATTTGATGAAGAAAATAATAACGAACAAAACTAAACACAATGAACAACACACACTATGCGCTTATCAATGAAGATAACGATTTCGTTGCAGTAATTAAATCTGAAAATTTTAAAGGCAGAGTTATTCAAGCTATAGAAGATGAAACTGGTGATGAAGTATTGCGGATTGATATTAATCAGATAGAATACAATAGCTACAAAGTTCAAGCTAAAATGTCTAATGATGGATTGAAATACACCGCCATTTTAAGACCAACTTGGGAGTACTAAAATAAAACTAAATAACATGAAAGCATTTGAACTATTCTACGACTTTTGTGGTTCTTTCGAAGACATGCTCAAGAGTGACTACAAAAAGTCCAAGGCAAAGGACAAGGGGATAACATACCCTCAGTTCTGCATATCCGTATTCGCAAACGTAATGGAGACAGGCAAGGAATTATTTAACATCAAAACCAAAAAGAAATGAACTACGACATCTTCCTATTCTCATGCCTACTCCGTCACTATAACACCGAGTACGAAAACCTAGCATACGACACTCAGTACGACCTAGCCCATATCCTTTGGGAAAGATTCGCGGAATCACCCTACAACGATTCCAATAGAGGCCTGTATGAATGCCTAGTTGACTACTTCTCAGACGGAAACTTCGAGATATGAAAAAAGCAATCATCATCTATTGGGGACTAATATTCACACTCATTATTTACTACCACATAAAACAAAGAAAATGAAAGTCTATCTTATCAACACTAAGAATCTTACGGAAGAAGACACGGACCTCGTCATGAAAAACAAATCTAAATTCCTTTCAAATTTATCAGACGAAGAGTTTATGGAAATTGCTAAACGTTCTGGTGATGTATACACGGAACGAGGATTCGAAAACGCATACAACCACGATGAATTATTCGACTTCTCCAACTCATACATTAGATTCATATAAATATATTTGTTTGTTTGCAAACATTAACTTAATTTTACACACATGGTATCAGAAATTACTCACAAGATATGTCAAGACCTTCTCTTCATTGCCACATCAAAGGTTGGCAGATACGAAGCGCTACTAGAATTCGCTCTAGAATCCCTAAAAGAGGATAGCCCAACATATAGGGAGCGCGTATCAAAATACCTAACAAATAGGTTGGAAGAGATTAAGAATGAACAAAAAGAAAAAATTTCAAAGCTATGATTTACAAAGTAATCGGGGAAAGAATCCCCACAAGTAGGTTCGACCAAACAACTCCCGAAGTTGATAGAAACGTTAGGGAATTCGACAACTACACGGATGCTAGTGACTACTACACTCTCACCTTCGGACAAGTATCCGAAGACCTTACCGACCTAGGTGGTGAGTTTGTTATGACACTAGTCGCAACCAAGGAAGACAATAGTGTAGAAGTATTGAAGAGACACGTAGCATCTACAACCATTCTCCTATGATTGATAAGATGATTAAGGCTCTAGAGATAATGAAGTCTCTAGGGTTCAATGACATTCAATTGGTAGCTTACTTGAATTGGAAGTCAATCCCACAAAGCTACAAGCTAGTCTTTCAGTTCATTGTAGACTCCACTAGAATAGAAATATATAAACTAAACAACAACACCATCGTCAACATCGCAGACATTGGTTTGTTTCAAATTATGTAAATGCTGAATCCATACACATTCCCCGGCCTCAAGGGTGCTAAGATACCCGTACAATTGTTCGTAAAGAAAACACCACCAAACAAGATTATCAAGACTACATGTGAAGTTCTGAGCATAGAGATAGATGACTTCATGGGTAAGAATAGAAAGAAAGATGTATGTGAAGCTAGACACATCGTCTGCTACATACTAGTCAAGAAGCTAGGTCTTACCCTTGGAAATACAGGGCTTAAATATCTTGGTAACCGAGACCATTCAACAGTCATCAATTCAATCCGTAAGTTTAATAACCTATACGAGACTGAAGAATCTTTCCGAAACAAAGTTCACCTAATACTAGACAACGTAAACGTATGACGAACGGACAAATGGAGTCCCTCCACCTCATCTATGTCAATGTATCCAATGGCCTAACGTATGCAGATAACCTACTGCTAGAGGATTTATCCAAGCCCGCTAGAGATTCTATACGGGTTGTCAGAGACAGGTTGTTTTGGATAAAGAACGCCATCAACATCAAGCTAGGTGTAGACCTATCCAAAAGCGTTGACCTCATTAGGTTTGATGAGGTGCTGAGGCTCATGACTACACTCAATCAAAAGCAGCAAGATGAACTAGAATCAATCATTATCGAATACCTAAAAACATTGAAATGAATTTCACACGACGCTACGTCAAACTACCAATCAAACTATTTAACCAAGAAGAATCATTGCTGACTGGTGTTGAGGAAACAATAGACTCCTATGCAATGGTTAATCCAATGTCCATAGATGTATACAGGCCGTCAATGGAGAACGAAGGACAAGCGATACATGTTGACTTTAGGTATGGTGGTTCAATGATTGTATACATGCACATCAGCGACTTTGAAGAACTATTAAATAAACACCAATCATGAAGACACCACTAACCATTCTGAAAGAAGCAATAGAGTTGACTCCTGCTAATACATCCGATGCTATGATGTATAGGAGAGTGGTTATTGAGGCTATAGAAGACCTCATAGGTTATGAGAAAGAACAAATTAAAATGGCTTGGGATGACGGACAAGGAAACATACCACACTTTGCCTCGTGGTCTGACACTGACTACGAAGATTCAAACGATTATTTCACCAAAAACTACGACTATGCTAAAGGCACTAAAAGACGCAATTCTACCACGACAAATCATTAACCCTAAGTACGGCCCAATGTACAGCCACGAGCCGTTGAAAGATGACCTTAGAGACAAGCTGCTAGATAATCTCTTTGAAGAGCAGAAGAAGATTCTAAAAAGAAAGAGTAATGACTATGCAGGAGAAGACCTCCTCTCTAACTTCAGACTGGCAGGGATGATTGTCAACCAAACATCTAAACATCCCGATGCCTTGAACTGCCTCAATCTCATAGGCACTAAGGTAGCTAGGCTAGGTCAACTTCTGAATACGGATAAGACAGCAGAGAATGAAAGCATCCAAGATAGTGTTATCGATTTAGCTAACTACGCAGCATTGCTGTACATGATTCTAAAGATGGAACAATGAAAGGTAAGTTCATAACATGTTTCAATTGTAGGTCTAAGTTTACGCAGACAATCTACAAGAAAAAGAAAAGCATACCCATTTGCCCTAAGTGCAAAACAGATAATAGACATGTGCGGAATTGATTTCCCTTGTACCCTTGTCTCGGGGTTGGGTTAGACATAGCTATCTTGCCATTGGTATCTGCACATGTGAGCAAGTTCAACACCACTAAAGATAGCAGGGAGGCTTAGGGTTGTGCCAGAACAACCTACATTTTTAAACATACAACTATGAATATACAAGAAAAATCACAGCTGTTTATCAATGATTTGTATTACACAGGAGGCGCATCCATGGTAGGAAAGTACTTCAAGAATGTTGACATTGAATGGTATATGGATAACATATTGAAGCTAGAATCTTCTGCCGTAATCTTGGCGCAGTCATTCTTTTGGAGCGAAACTCCGGAAGGCAATGATGTATGGCTAAAGATATACGAAGAATTGGTACAATTGCACATTAAAAAACAGCAATAAACTATGGCACATTACATAGACGAAGAAGGGAAACTAAATATAGAAGTATTCACCATAAGTCCCGACTACAAGCTTCTTGACAAGGAAAGGAGAATGGAAGTATTGGCTTTGCTGAAGGATTGGCTTGATATGGAAGTAATTAAAATACAATTTGAAGATTAAACTATGGCACAACTAACAGCAATTGAATGGTTGATAAATGAAATTGCAGAAAAGGAATTACGAACAGAAATAGAATGGAAAGAAATATTTGAACAAGTCAAAGCAATGGAGAAAGAGCAGATAGTTAAGGCTTGGGATGAAAGAGGTAGTAGGATAGTTCCTAGGTACTTCCTAGAAGAAAACATTAACGGTGAACAATACTACAACGAAACATACGGAAAATGATACACGAACTAAAGAATAGCATACCTGTTCACACTCCACATGGAGAGGGTAATGCAATAATATTTATAGACTACGGGATTGACGTAAATAGTGTTTGGGTGGTTAGGCTAAGAGGTGGACAAGTAAAGCACTATTACTCTGATGATATTATTATATATGATAACCCAATGAACGGGAATGGGTGGGATGTAGAAATACCTAAAAACTGGAAACAATGACGGCCGTACAAGCACTTATCCAACACCTTGAAAATCAAGGGATTGAGATTGACCCAAAGGTTAGACACAACTTCCTCATCTACGAAACACTCCAAATAGAGGAGGCTATGTACCATGCCTTGGATGAGGATGGTCATACAGGCGATTGGAGAGTTAAATTTGTGAAAGACTACATCAAGAAGCTATGACACCAAAAGAAAAAGCAGAACAAATATTTAATAAAATGCTTATTAAAGCATATGAAGTAGATTGTCTTGGTGGTGAATATATGATTGCTAAAAGATGTGCATTAATAGCAGTAGATGAGATATTTGATTTACATTATCCTGCAGAAGATTTAGATGAATTAGATGACCATATAACATATTGGGAAGAAGTAAAACAAGAAATAGAAAAACTATGACAAAGAAAATCATCCACGCATTGGGATTCCTCTGGTTCTTCACAGGTGGACTATTTGTTTTCTTCACCATCTACCTAGCCATGGAGATATCTTTTTTTCTCCTCAAACTAAAAAAATATTTGGTGGGTTGAAAAAATTATCCGTACTTTGCATAGTCAATCCGATTGGATAGTTGCGGTATACACTCGGGTTTGATTTAAGAGAACCCTCTTTCATTGAACCCATGCAGCCGCAACCTGTGTGGGTTTTTTGTTTTCGGATTGGCTTCCAAAGGAAGTAATCCCTGAGCAATGCGCACCATCGTACAGGATAGGACAACCGGAGGAAAGGCGTTCCAGAAATGGCGTTACATGTTAGCGGTGCTGAAGTGACAGCATAAGCATGTGAGGGTGGTAAGTGAATAAGAATGCGAATAGTCCGAAAGGGGCAAGATGCCAACCGCATGTTAGTAACGAAGCCGAACGGTGTAGGTATATGGTTGCCAGCCTACAGAGCAAGAGAGAGGTGTTGCGATACACTACTTAGACTTGCGAAAGCCACTAGGCTTCCTACCTTTATATAGGACTTACTATGTCCTTTTGTAAACGGTAGCCACATTTTTTGTATTTTTTTATCCGTAAATGTAGCATAGGGGCGCATTTGGGTTGCGCCCTTGCTAACTAGATAGTAACCAATTAAACAAACATAGTATGAAGAATCTACTAGAAGCATTAGCGTTGTTCCATGCAGAATGTACTCCAGTAACCAAGAGTGCAGACAACCCATTCTTTAAGTCTAAGTATGCGACCTTAGACGCAATCCAAGAGCATATCCGTAAACCACTACAGAACAACGGACTTGTAGTAACACAAGCAAACAAGGTGGTAGAAGGTAACGCAATTGTAGTTTCCACGGTATGGCATGTGGAGTCCGGAGAGTACATTGAGTCTGAGTTCCCTGTGGTAGTAACCAAGCCTACAGCTCAAGAGTACGGAAGTGCAGTAAGCTATGCCAAGAGGTATAGTCTGAGTGGTCTTCTCAACCTAACCATCCAAGATGAGGATGATGATGGGAACAAAGCTACATTCGGTAACGCAGAGCCAGTATCTGTGAAGCCTAAGACCAATGACCTACCTTGGTTGAATGAAGGACACGAGGCATGGGACAAGGTGAAGTCATCACTGAAGAATGGTTTCACCATTGCAGATGTCAGGAAGAAGTTTAAGGTATCCAAGGCAGTTGAACAAAAGCTATTGGCATAAACAGGCTAGTCGGGTGGCGCAATGGTGACGCTGTGGAGTAGCTATCTGCATTGATACAGGTTCGAGTCCTGTCCCGACTACAAAAAAAACAATAACTATGGTAACAAGAGAAATGTTAGAGGAGAGGCCACTCTCCTTCTCCTCCTTGAAGGAGTTCGCTAAGAGTCCTAAGCATTACATGGACTATATATCTAGACCTAAGACACCACCTACGGATGCTATGAAGCTAGGGTCAGCCGTACATTGCATGATTCTCACTCCAGAGCTGTTTAATGACCAGTTCGCAGTAGCACCTGAGATAAACAAGAGAACCAATGCAGGCAAGGAAGAATGGGCTCTATTTGCCTCACAGAACGAGGGTAAGGATATCCTATCCAACGATGACTATGAGCACGCTAGGAGGCTATCAGATGGCGTACTAGCCAATCCGTACGTTAGGAACCTGCTGAACCATTGCTACGCCTTTGAAGAGGAATGGGGTGCAGAAATAAATGACCTCCCGTTCAAGGGATTCTATGATGCTGTAGCAGATGATTACGTCATCGAGATAAAGACTATAAGTGACGGCAATCCCAAGAGCGTAATGTCTGACTTCTACAAGCGTAAGTACCATATGCAGGCAGCACTATACTCTACGGCCTCCCTTGGCAAGGATGTGTACTATATCGTTGTAGAGACAAGCGCTCCGTATATCAACTATGTAGCACTAGCAGACAAGTCCTATATCGAGAAGGGTGCGCAAGACTTTGGCTACTACTCTAGGAAGTTCATGAACTGCATGTACTCCAACAAGTGGAACGAAGGTTATGACTTCTACCATGAGGATGGAGTTATTATCAAGCTACCTTGGGATGTTAATAACTAAATTTGCATGATTGCAAAAGAGTTGTAGATTTGCAAGGTGTCTAGATACGATTATATACGCATTGATACGATTCATTTCAAGGGGCTTACTGAGAAGGAACTCAGTGAGATTGATGGTCTTGAATTTCAGACCAAAGACCTAGAACGTGAGTTTCTTGAGTATCATGTGGGCAAGGATGGTAAGTTGACATATATGGACTACCACTATGAACTGGTTGACAACGACGGATTCTTCAAGAAGATATTGTCTAGGGTAGACGATGGTCAGGTAGCATCTAGTCATACCGGAGTTGTTATGTTCTACGGTAAGCCGTACGAAAGTCTTTACACGTTCCAAGCCAAATTCACAAAGGGAGAGATTAAATACATCAGACTCCTTTCAATAGTATGAACATGAGTAGGGGAATAACCAAATCAAAACTAAAAGTAAGCTATCCTAATGTAGCAGACGTGCTTGATAAAATCGAACAGGTTAACAAGAAGAAACACTATTGGTTCTTTGCTAACTACGACGGAAAGTACGTAAGCCCTGCAGGTGGTAAACGAAGCGTTTCTCTAGGCGCAATCATCGATGTTCTCAATGAGAACGGATTCGATGTAGATATAGTTGTCAAGCCGAATCCAAAGAAGAAAGAACTCTGGAGTTCGGTAGTCAATCCATAGGAATCATAAGCATACGCCCGGCTTGTCTAGGCTGGGCTATTTTTTAGTCACCAATTAAACCATCACATATGTCAGAAAAAAGAAAATCAGATTTCGGTATCTGGGTCAAGAGTGTCAACACCAAGAGTGGCCCACAGGAAGTTCTCTCCTTCAGCGTAAACGGAGTTAGGTACAATGCTTGGAAGAATAACTTCAAGAGCAGCGAGAAGTCTCCAGACTACAACGCATACGTAGACAACTACGTAAAGCCAAACACTCCAACAGGAAACAAGCCGTTAGCCGACAACACGTCGTTCGAGAAGAACAGTCACAAGCCTAGCGCTAACGACCTTCCATTTTAAAATAATCCTATGCTTATGGTTACCATGTTTTCAGATATCCACTCAGTATCTGACCCAAAGGTTGTTGAGTTATCCGCAGTGATAGACGCAATCAAAACGGGTAGGTATAAGGATAAAATAGATGCAGTCAGAGGTGAAACAGACGACAACAAGCGGAGGGAGCTGAAAGGCAAACTCCCTTGTGTGTTGTTCTGCGGAGAGTTCACTAATGGTGTAGAGAAAGATAAAGACGGAAAGAAGTACATCTCATACAGGGATGACCGCTCACTCAAGAAGCATAGCGGATTAGTTCCAATAGACCTAGATAATGTTACGGACATAGAAGAGAAGATGGCTGAACTTAGCCAGATTCCATATGTCTATGCGTTATGGGTATCCTCATCCGGAAAAGGTATACACGGACTAGTCAAGATAGGAGACCCAAACAAACACTCCCAACACTACAGGGCATTGATGAACATGATAGATGGGTTGGATAAGACTGCGCAGAATCCGTCAAGGGTTCTCTACGTTTCTTACGACCCGAACATTTACGTCAATGAATCATGTGATACATTCTACGACATCGAGAACGAAGAAAAGAAGGTATCCGTATACAAGATGGGGGATGGTGGTACGGACTACAAGAAGCTAGACATAGCCGTCAGAATGATTAGGTCTGCAGAAGATGGTCAGAAGCATTACGTACTTAACAAGGCTGCATACCTTATGGGTGGATTTGTAGCTACCAACACAGTTGAGTACGATATAGCCTATAACATTTTAAGACACGAGATATCTAAGAGAGATATCCGAGATTTAAGTCACGCTGAAAAAACTATTAAAGATGGTCTTAACGCTGGTATGCTTGTTCCTACTCAAGATGTGGAGAAAGTATATGACGAGGCGATTGAGATGATTGGACTAGCAGAAGAGGACTTATCATTCCTTACGGACAACAAAGCCGATGAAGATTACATTCACAGGTTTAGGCTAGGACTGATACCACAAGGATTGCCATTGGGTCACTACAGACTAGATGAGCATATTCTTCTAAAGGAAGGTGAGTTTTATGCAGTTCTTGGCCATTCCCATATCGGTAAGAGTACGCTAACACTATGGTTCTTATTCTTAGCAGCATTGAAATACGATTGGAACTTTATGGTATACTGTGGAGAGAATAGCTCTGCTTCAGTAAAGATAAAGTTAATGCAATTTTTGATTGGTAAGAGGATACAGAAGTTTACGGAATACGAGCAGAAGCTAGCGCTCAAGTTTGTTGATGACCACTTCTTCCTCCTGTCAAGCAACGTATTGTATAGCTACAAGGATATCATCCACCATGCCGTCAAACTGATGGACTACAAATCCTTGAAAGGTGTATTCATTGACCCATACAATTCTTTGAAGATGGACATGGGTAACAAGGAGAATAAGTACACGTATGACTACGAGGCATATAGTTCCATGCTCACCTTCACAAAGAGGTACAATACATCTTTGTTCTTGAGTTGCCACACAACTACAGCAGCCCAGAGGGAGAAGGATGGACAGGGTAACCAAGTGATGCCACACGCTACGGATGCTGAAGGAGGTAGTGCGCTATATAATAGATGTGACAACTTCATTACCATACACCGGAAGATTAAGGATAACGCTGAGTTCATGTACACTCAAGTATCCATAGATAAGGTTAGGAATGATGACACAGGTGGTAGGCCAACGCCTAGAGCAGAGCCAGTCATTCTGAGAATGCAGGACAAGGTAGAATTTTTAAACGAGGACGGAACAAGTCCTATAAACAGAGACGCAGAATTATTAATACAGGGTTATAAAGTATGAAGGCAATAGATTTGATTGATGGGGATAGTGTCCCAGTACTTGTTTACGACGTATCCATAGAAGACATAGAAGAGAGAAAGAAAAAAGTGAAGACTTATAAAACGATGAAGCTAGCATCACAGAACTTAGGAATATCCTACAATGTAATTAGGACTTCTATTGCATCTAGGAAGAGGGTGTATGCTCCATTGTTAAAGAAGGAAGTAGCAATAAGATTCAAACCTAAAAGATGAAACAGGTAGGAAGCATGTTCAGAAACTTTGACCTAGACCTTGAGTATGGGGAAGCAGGTGAATCACACTTGTTATCCATACTGAAGGGGGCTAAGAAGGTTGAAGTCAAAACAGATAGGTTAGCTCACGTTACAGGGAATGTAGCCGTAGAGTTTAGGTGTAATGGTAGGAGGAGCGGTATCTCTACAACCGAAGCAGACTATTGGGCATTTGTACTTTTAGACGGGAAACTTATAATCATGATACGAACTGAAGAGCTGAAAGAAGTGGCTAGAAAGAACTATCGTCTTGGACATGTTGTATGTGGTGGAGATGGTAACAATTCAGAGATGATTCTTGTAAACATAAAACAACTATATGAAAGAAGTATTTAAAGACAAAGCACTACAGACTGCTTTCGAGAAAACCATAGAGCAGTACGAAACATTCAGACAGGTTGTATCCAAGCAGATTGATTGTGCTGACCCTGCACAGATTGTAGCACACATGACAGAGTTAACTGGGATTATGAGTATTGGCGTAACCTGTAAAGCACAGTTCCAGTTCCTTACGGAAAAGCTATCCTTCCAGAAAGCTATGAACTTGAACAATGATGACATGAGCGCTACAGAGAAGAAGGTTATCATAGCCTACGAGATTGGTGACTGCTCCTTCTATAACTCACTTTGCGAAATGCTAATTAAGGAAGCCCATTACAAGATGGACTTGCTTAGAAGCGCACTCTCCTATTCTAAACAAGAAATGAATATGTTATGACAATGAGAGAAAAGGTAGCAGAACTCAATCCGGAAGCTATAGTATGGGATGACCTAGATGAAGCCATCATAGGATTGACAACAAACGGACAGGCCGTATACGATATCAATATCATCCACGAGATTCTCATGAGTCAATCAGAGATGACACTAGATGAAGCTATAGACTATGCGGAGTACAACATCCTGTCTGCTCATATGGGAGACTTTACACCAGTACACATTATAAAATTCTAATATATGAATAAAGTATTAGCGACATTATTGATAATGCTGTCTACCACCTGCCTTACTCTTGTCTACATTACTACACAAGACTACAAAAAGATTACAAGTCTAAATAAAACTGTAGATAGTTTGAAGTTGGAATGTAACTTAAAAGATACGGCCATAGATGAGTCAACTAAGACCGCTATGCAACTTTCAGATAAATTGAATCTATTGTATGAGATTAATCCATCCGTGCATAAAGAACTATTCAGCCATTGAGACAGATAAAGAAACAATATAAGTACGGACTGAAGTTTGACTCAAAGTTGGAGTTATACTTTTACGAACTTCTAAAAAAGGAGAAGTTAAAGTTTGACTTCCAAGTTACCTATACCTTGCACCCATCGTTCCGATACAACAAAGCCACGGTTAGAGCAATGACTCTGACTGTGGACTTTGACTTTACCGGATATGGCAAAAATGTCATAGTTGATACCAAGGGATTCATGAGGAATGATAACAAGCTAAAGTGGAAGTTTTTTAAGTACTTGCACAAGGATTCTCATCCGGATATCCACTTTCCCAGAAACCAAAAAGAATGCATTGAGGTGGTGAATATTATCAAAAAGTTGTAAATTAGCAAATAAACCAAACAACCATCTATGGCTTCTAAACAGTTTAGGCCAAGAGTTACCGCCCAAGAGTATGAAATTTTAAGCGACATCCGGAACAAACATGAAGCGTTAGTAAGAGAGTGTCAAGAGAAAGGGATTCCGGTAGAAGATGTAAAGTATTACTGGTACAAAGGCGAACAATTCTCCATCAATGTTAAATCTCCTGTAATGTCCTACACAGACGTTAGGGATGAGATTGTAGCGGATATGAAGAAGCATGCTCCAAAGTATCCGTCAATAAAACGTGAGAAGAGTAAAGACGCTCACCTGCTTGTTATAGACCCTGCCGATGTACACATAGGAAAGCTATCCGTAAAGAGTGAGACAGGCGAAGACTACAACTCCTCAATTGCAGTACTCAGAGTATTGGAAGCCGTCAAGTCTCTCATCGTAAAATGCTCTGGGTTCAAGGTTGACAAGGTTATGTACATCATTGGCAACGACATCCTACATACGGATAATCCTAAAAGAACGACCACTAGCGGTACTCCACAGGATACTGTAGGTATGTGGCATGAGAACTTTCTGATAGCCAAGAGGTTGCACATATCCGTCATTGAGTCTCTCATCCAGATAGCTGACGTTTACGTACAATACGACCCATCCAACCACGACTACATGTCTGGGTTCTTCCTAGCTGATACCATAAGTTCTTGGTTCTCGAACAGCAAACACGTTACCTTCAACACCTCTGTATCCCACAGGAAATACTTTAGGTATCACAATAACCTAATAGGAACTACGCATGGTGACGGAGCGAAGGAAGCAGACCTGCCACTTTTGATGGCTCACGAATCCGGAAAGGATTGGTCTGAATGCAAGCACAAATACTTTTACACCCACCATATCCACCACAAGAAGTCAAAGGACTACATGGGAGTTACCATAGAATCTATGAGAAGTCCATCTGGCCCAGACTCTTGGCATCACCGCAACGGGTATGCCCATTCACCTAAAGGGATTGACGCATTCATTCACCACCCAACTGAGGGACAGGTAGCTAGAATCAGTCATATATTTTAGCAAATATTGTTTGTAGTTATTCTAGTTATGCCTAATTTGCGTGAGCAAAAAGGGGTCATCTTCGTACGAGATAATCCCATCATCATTAGAAATAAGAGATAGGTCGAGTTTCTCAACCTCGTTGAGTACGACCTCTGTATCCTTTGTAGAGAGTATATAAAGGATAAAGTCATTCTTAT